TCAACCATTCGCCGCGATTGGGAAGTCCTTTTCTTGTAACTCAGCAATTTCCCCGATGAATTTATAAAAGATTCTGATTTCTTGACTGTATGGCGGATAACGCATTGATTCACAGCCCTTTTGCACTTTACGTTCTCCGACCTCGATACGATCAATAAACGTTAAAACTGTATCTCTGTCAAGCACGTCAATGTGCGTATACGATTTTGCAAGAGTAAAGAACTTTTCATAATCGTCTGCATTTGGTTCTTGATGCAACCGACTCTCCAACTCTGCAATGGTTGCTTTTAATCCGTCTGACTCTTTTTCAAAGTTCTTGACCATGCCATACATCCGATCATCATCAATCTTGCCTTCAGCATTATCTACATACAGTTTCGCAATAATTTTATCTATTGTCTTGATTCTCTCTTTTGCTTTTTCGCACTGAGTCTTTATCGACTGTGAATTATCTGCCTTGGCATTCTTGTTCATGACATCTTGAACTAAGTCATGAATCTCATCATCGCTCAAATCAATTAGGCTGTTAAGGTCTTGCCTAATAGCTTCCGTGAAATCACCGTATCGGATGCTGACGCCCGTACACGGATTCTGAATGTCCTTTCGCTTGTGCGTGCAACTGAGATACCAGTATTTCAAACGTTCTCCTTTGTACACAGTGCCACTGGAACAAAGAGCGTGCCCACAATTCGCACAAAACACGATGCCAGCGAAAATATTGTTACGGACACGACCATAATCCATGTATATCTTTGTCCTTTTGCCCAAATTAGCCTGAGCTAAATCGAACAATTTTTCTGAGACTATCGGCTCATGCGTATTTTTGGTTATCGCCCAATTTTCCTTTGGGACATTCGTTTTCTTCGTCGATTTAATACTGGCCTTTTTGGTTTTACCAAGAACAGTGTGACCAAGATAAACAGGGTTCTTCAATAACCGTCGTACAGTCTCTCCATTCCACTCGTCAGAGGCTTTGGCGGCACCGGCGTCGCTGAAATCGTCTCTGTATAGCACGCGATATTTCAATGGGGGGATAACCCCATCATTCGTGAGAGCAATGGCGATTGTACGGCATGAATCTCCGTTAGCAGCAGCTTCGAAAATTCTCTTTACAATGGGTGCTGTCATTTCATCTGGTACTAGAACGCCTTTTTTATTTGGAGCTTTCTCGTACCCATATGGTGGGCAACAACAGTATTCACCTTGTTCACGCTTGCTCTTGAGCGCGTCTCGTACTTTACGCGATCCATCGCGCAGATACACTTCGTTCATTGCAAACTGGAACGGAGCCATTACGTTATCTGAATCGGTATCAAAATTGTCAGCAATAGCGATGTATCTAATACCATGTTCAGGAAAGAATTGCTCTGCATAGTAGCTAGACTCGCGCATATCTCTTCCAAGACGAGACAAGTCTTTTGTGATGACCATATTGACAGCGCCGATTTCAAGCTCACGCATCATGGCTTGGAAACCCGGCCTATCAAAATTACCACCAGACCAACCATCGTCTGAGAACACTTTTACAAGCGTAATGTCGTGTTGATTACAATAATTCGTTACGATGACTCTCTGCGTTGCGATACTTGTAGACTCGCTAGATTTTGATTCTTCACGAGACAGTCTAAGGTAAGCAAAAGCAGTTGCTCTGTTATAACTCATGAAACCTCCTTCGGCAGGACAGAGCACATTTCATTCATTATACTATTCGGATTCTGTTCTGTCAAAGATGACTTGATATTTTTTGTGGAGAGCAATCTGCTCTCCACAAGTTCCGATACGGTGTTATTACCAGAAAACACTCTGTGAATCTGGAAAGTAGCATTATTCAAAACAATATTATTCGTATTTGTCAAACAATCACCCCTTTAAGATTATTATTGCTTTTTGCATTCATTATCATTCAGCCAGTCTGCGTATTTCTGTGCTGTCGCTTTGTCGCGGAAGTAAACGTTATGATAATTGTCGATCGACGCAAAATCCCGACCGTCATACATTTTGTCAGCAACATACTCTCTGTTGCTATGGTAATATTCTTCCGTATTCGACAAATCGCGTCGAGAATACCAGCCGCATATTTTATCACCCATCAGCTTGAACTCTGAGCAGTCGGATTGTCTAACCTCGAAATGCGGCAACCTTTTTGCGCATTGACATTTTTCTGTGTATCGTTGACCAGATGGAGAGAAAAATTCTATCATCCTATTTGCATCACACTTATCACATTTCGGTTGCTCAACACCAATATTTAAGACTTGATATAACATAGTCTGAAAATCTTCCAGAAGTTTAGATAAGCGTTCTCGTCTGACCTCGCTTCTAATCTTATCTCTGAGATTTCGCTCATCAAACTTGAATTTTTCTTTTGCCGCCTCAAGTTCTCTGACCTTTGCATCGTAATTATCCACGATGTCTTTCATATGCTTGTTTTCCTTTTGAAGCGTTTCGAGCTTTTCCTTCAGTTCTTTAGTTACGCTATCACGGAGATAGTCTTTTAACTCTTCGCATTTTTCATCGAACTCTGATGACTCATAATAACCGGTATCATATTCCCAGTAGCCCATTAACCAGCCTCGCTTTCACGTCCAAAAACATCTTTATATTTCATGAACAAATTATTTATTGCTTCTGCCATAATTCTACGCTCTGATGGAAATTCTTCTTGGTAGTACAGATTGCGATACCAATTGAGAATTTCCAATGGATTTGTCATGTGATAATTTTCAATTCCATCTATAAAATAATTATTTTGTTTCATAAAACTCCTAGTCCATAACTTGGTTATATCTAGTTCGCTTATATGTCACGCGCTTAAACTCATCATACGACATGAATACAGGGCACTCACAGACGCCTTTGCAAACATCAAGATCTTGATTCATTTCGCACGCGAACGTGGGTTGGTCTTCCATTGGAATGCGCTCCGCATACGGACATTCGATAATCTTTTCAGGCATAGAATCAACCAAGATTTTCATAATTCAACCCCCATTTATCCGTATTTATGATTTCAAATTTCACAAAGGTATATTGACCGCCGTGAGTGTATATTCCGCCATTTAATAATGCATACTCTAATGTAACAAATGGCAATTCAGTATAATTCGTTACTCCGTCTCCAACTTTGTATTTCAATCTATTTTCGCAGATAGATACGACAAACTCTTTTAGCTTCAATACCGGATTATGTTTTACCCATGCACTTTCTGTATCGCTTCTTGGGCGTATCGTAAGAGGATAAGTTTCATACATAATTCAAGTTACCTCAATCTTAGGAACCAGCATGAAAAACTCACTGTGACTTCCAAAGTCAAACATCGTTGCGTCTTCGTTATTCCACATTCTCACGTAGTAGACCGGCTCGTTTTGCTCTTTGCAATACTTGTTGATTGCCGCAAACGCAACATGACGCGCTTCCTCGTCAGACATATTGGTATCAAGCGTCTGAACGATGCTCACATATTTTCCATCTTTGAAAAACAGCTTACGTTCCATTAAATCCCTCTCATCTAAACACAACGACCATACTTGGGAATGGCGCATTTTCTGCCGCTCCAACAAAGCGCAATCGTCCTTTTATGAACCTAATTTCAACATTTGGTTTATTGTAGATATATTCGTGAAAATATTTCGTGTCCGTTCTAGCTGGAATCAGCATAACAATAGTAGTGTTTTCTTGCTTTGACTCTTGCGAACATTTCTGAACCCAATTGCCGATCTCACGGCCATACGGCGGGTTACACCAGACCGTCTGCCCCCCCAATTTTGTTTCAGCCCATCATCTGATTCAGAAAAGTATTTATCGCATTTATGATTCGTTTCATTCGCGCACGCATCTAATGTAAAATGGAATTCATTGTCAATTTCATCAAAGAAATCTTGCGGTGTCTCCCAATCCATTTTCTTTGACGAAAACAAAGCGTCAAGTGCTATATCTCATCATCCTTTTTTATTATTTGTTTTAACAAATTCTCTTGTATTATCTAACCACACACCACCACTATTAAACGATGGCCGATTGATACCCATATCTGTTTCCAATTTCAAAAACACGTCTGGATGCTGCTTAAAATAGGCGATGCCAGAATCTTCGTCTGGGAAACACATAGGATACTCATAGTAAAAGAAACGTTGGTTAGTAACAAACCAACTGTCTGTGTCCGGGCAAAAGGCGAGAACAAAAGCTTGAAATTTCGTATCAAAATCAAATCCATCTTGGATCAGCTCATATACCGACATATCTTGTCATCCTTTCCCATAGCAGCCACGCATTGGCCGGATTTTCGCACGCTGGCGTCCTTTGATTGCAAACGGGGCAACAGACCACCACACATGGCTTGTCCCGTTCACGCTCAAAAATTTCAAAGTGCTGCGGCATGCCGCCACACTTGCACATCAGCATTTGCCTGTGCTACCGATCCCGCCACGGCTCTCGTTATTAAGGTTGTCCACCTCGCGGAACTCGATTTGCGGCTGATGCTTCATGATTCTGAATTGGCAGATACGATCGTTTGCGAGGATGGTCGTTTTTCTCAAGGCAATAGCGGGGAAGTACCACTGGTCGTTGTCACCACAATAGCTCTCGTCAATCAGTCCCATGCTGTTTGCCTGAATGATCCCAAAGTTTTTGAAGGTAGAACTGCGAGGAATCACATGGGCTTCATAACCGGCTGGGAGCTGCATTGCGATACCTAGCGGGATGAGCTTAAATTCCATCGGATCCATGTCTACGGTTTCTGCTGCGCGCAAGTCAATCCAATCGGATTTGCCGTCGATGTACGTCAACTTGTCAATGCTATCTGTAAGATACTTAATGTTGATAGTCTCTTTCATTATGTCCCTCTCTTTATGTGCATTTTGGATGATTCATTCTATTGCTTCGTCGCAAAACTCCTTGGCAGAGCATTGTGCGCATTCATTTACCGATCGTGCGTCCCAATCGCAAGTGAACCCGCAGTCTTTGACCATTGCAATTCTATCTTCTGGATTCTCCCAGTCTAGTTCTGACTTGCCCGGTCTGTAATACTTGTCCGCTTCTTTCATTCTACGGCATTCGATTTCCATGAAATCTACACCGTCACAAACATCTGTCCATTGCGCAGCAACCTTTGCTTGACCTCTTGTTTCTGCAAAGACGATTGTTGCGATAAATTCGTCTTTCTCTCTGACGAGCCATGCCTTCAAGATTTACAACTCTCTTTCCCGTGAAACTTTGTATATTGGCTTTTCTCGCCAGTAATACATCTCAAAGCTGACTTGCTTGACAAGTTACACACACGATGCCAACCGTTTTCGGACAGGATGGCGCGTGCGTTAATACATGTATCACACTTTATTTGTCATCACCTCAAACTAACCTTTTTACGCCACGGAAACTGGGGAACAGAACAATTTATCAATCCAAGATACTTTCCCACTACCACCAGTAGCGCATTTCTTCGACTGGCAAGTTCTGTTCTCCTTGTGATAATAGATGCAGTCCTTACATGGGTTTCGCATTATTCTACACCTCCGTCCTTTCTCTCTCCGTAGGAGCAGAAAAAATCCGAATCGTCTGGGCAATCCATTCCAAGCCGATCGCAAAAATGTACGCCGCAGTCATAATGATGCTTGCGGCCTGCTCTCATACTCTCGTTTGCCGAATGCACAGAAATGATCTCCGAATACCAACAGGCCACGGACTTGACCGCAGGAGTATTTCTTCGCCCATTCCACCCACATTGCATAGCGGCAATTCTCGCACCGCACCACCGGCGCAACGTCGGCGGCAGGCAGATTCTCTACGTATTCCAGAACCGACTCAATGCCAAAGATAAAATGCTCGTTCGCGCGCTCCTTGTCGCAATGGTCTTTCCGGATTGGGAACTCCATTATCGCTTCACGCTCGATGTATTCAGTCATTTTGCACCTCCATGTAGGCCGCTTGAAGCAGTCCGTCCAAGTCAGTGTCGTTGCTGTCACCCAGATAGTTCCCGGCAGCATCGTAATAGCTGTAGGCCGTATATGGCCGCGCTACGATTCCCGTGTGTTTCTGCAAGCGGGCATTGAACTCCTGACGATCTCCAAGGAACACAGTGCTTTCAATATCGTTGTACTGTGCCCGCGTAATATATTCAGCCATTCTCGGCCCTCCTATTCCATGCTTCAGCAGCTCGCTCTTCCGTGTCGTAAATATACACACCGCCCAAAATCCCGCCATCACATTCATAGCTTGCAATCGGGCAGCTCGGGTTTTCCTCGTGAGTGTGGCGAAGCATAAAGCCAACCCCACTGTATGAATGTTCTCTATATGCCTCATCATGCAGATTCCCTTCGTCATCACACAGAACAAGGCTAACTTTACCGCCGCAGAACGGGCACGGTTTCAGCTCGTATTCAGTCATCGCTTTCTTCTCCTTCCGGCAATACTACTAGCCGCCCTTCTTTGTCGGCCTGCATTAGCTCGAGGATCCGCTCTGCCTTTGACAGGTCGTCGCTAAAAGCGGATCTAATGAGGATTGCCGCATTTGTACACTCTACCGGCGTAAGGCCAGTATCTAAATATGCTCGTAGCATCGGACAGTGCGCGGCCGGTACCGCAGTGCAGAACCCACCGACCGCAGTGCAATTCCCGTTATCCTTATGACGAAAATCGCATCGCATACAATTTACTGTTTCCATATCATTCCACCTCATCCATTCTTGCGCCGCAGTCCTCACAATATTTTTTAGTAGGCTTATCCCAACTACCCTCAGTAGTGATGACGAAACCACATGCAGAGCAGCACCACTCGTCTCCGCCAAGATGCGCCCACCGCCCATGCACCACCGGCACTGCATCCACGGTTGGCGAAATGTGCTTGATTATGTGCGCCGCTTCCGTGTACCCCTCTGCAAGGCTATCAAGCTGCTTTTCGCCTTGCTTTATCAGATTTTCCGTATTCTGGTACTCTGCCCGGAACAATTCCAGTGCGTTGTCTGCATCAATCAGCCGCATAAAAATTCTCCTTCCTCGGCATCTCTTTCAGCCAGCGTCTGACGGCAAAGAACCGAATGCGTGGCGGCTGATTCTTCGCCCATCGCTCAATAGCGGCGGCGTATGCAATCCTGGCGTTAAGGCGCTGACGGTGTTCTTGTCTTTCACTCATTCTCCTGCACCTCTTCCGGCGGTTCCGGCAGCGGCATCCAGTGCGGTTAGCTTGGCAATTGCCGTTCCGCAATCAATATATTTAGCCATTGTCATCCCTCCTGTTCCACGCAGCAACCACCGTTTCTACGGCGTTGCTTTCGTACCCAATGCTGTCCGTCAGATTCATTGTACCCACATAGCACTTAGAGCAAATTACTCTCACGCCGCCATCTACAAACAGCCGTGCTTTACCGCCGCAGAAAGGGCACGGTTTCAGGTTGTAGTCAGCCATTTTCGCCGTCCCCCCAATTTAACGGCCTGCTGCACATTGGGCATTTTTCAGCCTTCTGCTCTTCTGCCATTAGTCCTAACTGCCGCTTGCAATGCGGGCAATATGGGATATGCCACCAACCGGAGTTGTTACCAAGTTTCCATTTTTTGTCGCGGTAAAAAGGCTTTTTTGCCTCAGCCATTGTCAGCGCTCCTTCCTTTCCTGCACCTCAAAGTAAAACTCAATCGGTTTTTCGGCCTCGATAACATTGCCATAAACAACGCCGACCTTGTAGATATAGTTCTCGCGCAGCTTTCGCGGAATTTCTGCGATGTACCGTCTAAAAGTTTCAAGCGAATTTGCACGCTTGTAGTGATTGCACATTCGGCAGGCTGGCATGAGGTTGTCAAGGTCATCTGTTCCAGCGTCCTCAATCCCCCACGCCCTCAATGGTTGAAAATGGTCTACCTGCATATCCTTGTAGGAGATTTCGCGTCCACAATACGCACAGTGACCATTATACTTTCGGTAGACCGCTTCACGCTTTGATTTGCTAATTGCCTTCCTTCATCGCCTCCAATGCTTTTTCCGCCTCCTCGCGGGTCAGGAATACGGTTTTCCCAAACGCCCCGAATGAGGCTCCGTATTGCGATCCTTCGTAATCAACAGGCTTAAGTGCCGCAACGTTCAGATACGGCTGCTCATCTAGGTGGACATACGTTGCTCTGCATTGATGTATCCGCCCAAAATCGTCAAGCGTTGAGTACACCTCTCCGCCAACCTTGCACGGCAGCACCACCACGCGCCCGGCCTTATCGGCCTGCATCAATTCCACCATGCGCGCAATGGAGTAATCATGCTCAGACAGCCCGCCCTCAATCTTTTTCGCTTCTTCACAGGCAATAGGGGACAGGCCGCTATCTTCGTACTGTTTCAGGCGTTCCCATACCTGTCGTTGCGTACAAGCGTTGTTATACGGGCACGGCAGCTCCCGGCACTGAGCAATGTCGCAAAAATTGCCATCAAACGTCAGTCTCTCCATAGTGTCACCTCCATAATTAACTACACGCCAGAATTTTCAACACGTCAAAAATATCCTCTCGGAATGGCATTGAACTTATCTACCAAGGAAATCAGATAGTTATACTTTACAAGAGAATCCTTGATTTCTTCCGGTGTCAAACCTGTGTCCTCATATGCTGCAAGGGCACTCCACGCAACTTCTTCCCATTTGCATCCGGCGGAGCAGTTGCCAGAAACCTCATAACATTCAGGGCTAAGAAAATGTGTACAACAAACGCCGTTCTCGTGCATGGTGTAGTTATTCCGTTCAGTAAGCCGTTCCATCATGTTCGCCTCCTAACAGCCATTCCCGATTCCGTAATTAGTATCGCGGCTCATGTTCGCTCTCAATATTGCGAACTCATCGTCCGTCAATGTGTGATTACTTGCGTAGGCAGTAGACGCTTCGCATCTATTCAGGCAAGCAATGCATTCACAACGATTGGAAGAACTCGTTGTGTTGCTGCGAAATGGACAATTATAGTTGAAGCAATCCATCACTTGACATCCTTTTCCGGCAAGAGCCTATCGGTCAAGACGTCAGCAATCGTATACATGATTTCGTCTCTCTCTAACTGCGGGAAGTCGTACTGATCGATGATTCGTTCAACACTTTTTTTAATAAGCGGTCTTGCGGCGCGGCATTCTTCCTCCATGATGTCATATGCCACACTGTTTTTCCGTTCCCATGCATCTGCTTTTCTAAATACAGAATAAGTCCCAAGATTCTCAATCACAGCGCGTACCTTCTTGGGAATTTCCGTCTTACAAAAATTATCATTACCGACATATGCATTAACCATTGCTTCAACTTCTGCATGAGAAATGTTTGCAATGATATCGTTGACATTCAGTTCCTGCATATCATTTCTAACTTTTTCATATAAAGCATCTTTGCAAATGTCTTTGATTTCTTCTGGACTAAGATAATCTTCTATTTTAATCTCCATCACTCCACCTCCTGCATCCAAAACTCGTGGCGGCAATCGGCACATTTATCCGAGGTGATACATTCCCCATCTTCGCTGCGATGCCACGGCGAAATTCCATTCGGGCATATACGCAAGCACCCGTCTTCATCGACCCAAGCTTCCGGATACTGTTCCAAAAACACATCCTGCCGCGTCTTGCGCGGGTGCTCCTTCGACCACTGCTCAACGGCGGCGATGTATTCTGCCGTCACCGATCGGACGGAGACGCACGTCATTTGAAACGCCGGGCACTCCGCGCACCCGGAGAGCGCATTGCCGCCCCGGTAGTAATCACACATCCGGTTTCGTTCTTCGATAAATTTCAGCGCGTCCATATTAGCCTCCTTCGGATATCTCTTTTTAAACAGCGTTTTGGTATGAGCCTGTCTCTTTGCACCAAACTTTTAAATATCATTTCAAGTCTCTGTCTTTGATGAATACGTGAAACAGAAGAATGGTGCTAACAACCACCACCAAAGCAATGTCGGGCGGTTGAAATCAACAGCAACAGCGGCAACACACGAAATAAATACAACTTGAACTATAAAATTCACAATTACAATAAATTTAAAGTTATTCATTCTGAAACCTCATCGAAATGATCCCAATTTTATTCACCAATCACGCACTCTTTAATTTCCCTACACAACATATCTGCAAGATCATTTGCGCCAGCGACACTTGCCAGAATATTCCCTTCCAACTTTTCATCCCCAATGGCTTCCCACAGATCGTATTCTTTTATGAGCTGATGTTCCAGTTTAAGAACGCCGCATTCGGAGACGGCATGATTTAATTTGCGAGTAAGGTCTGCTATTTCGGCGCGGAACATCTCATTCTCCTGACGGAGATATTCAGTCTCAGTTGTCATAGTTGTGTTATTGTTATCCATTTTTCTCAACCTTTCAGGTATGGCGTCGTGTCCTTATTTAGATTAGAGCGCACAGAGGATGTGCTGATAGTTTCGCTGCAAGAAATAACATTTTCCAATGGACTGATCGTAATGCCTCTCTCAGTCACGTTTGGTGATTTCGAACTAAAATCGCAATGACCATTTACAGAAATACTGCTTTCTTTACCAGTCATAGTTTTTTCTCCTGTCTGCTGATTGCGCTTTTCAGTAGACTCGATGTGAACAGAAATATCAGGATCAACAATTCTACAAAAATATCTACCGTTAATGTACAGTTCCACGGTATTGATGTTAGGATCAAACATTTTCTTCACCCCACAATGTAATTTCTTGATTCTCAATCGTCTTTTTCACGTCAATCAGGCGTTGATTGCTGCTTCCCCTGAATTTCAGAGAGATGTCACGCAGATCGTCCACATACGCGCCGTCAACAACGACGTCGCAGTCACGCAACACCTGACAAATGTCTTCTAAGGATAGTTTCAAGCCCGTGTATAGCCAAATGTCTTTGTCCGGCAAGCGTGTCTTACATTCTTTAATAAGTGAGAGCACACATTCAATGTTTTCTTTCTCCAAAGGATGCCCACCGGACAGCGTAAGCCCTTGAATCCACGGATGGTCGAGCGCTTCAAAGAGTTCTTGCTTCGCAGTATCATCAAACGGCTTACCAGCATTAAAATCCCATGTCTGCGGATTCTGACACTCTTTGCAGTGGAGCGTACAGCCAGAGCACCAGAGTACAACTCTGATGCCCTCGCCGTTAGCGATGTCGTGCTTTGTGATTTTCATGTAGTTCATTCGTCGTTATCTCCGAGATGGAGCACACGCTCTTTGATTTCCTGTACACGACCCTGATTCCAGTCGTTCGTGCCAAGATAGCCACAAGTGCGTCGCACGATGTTCATTTTTGATTTGTCTGCGTTCCCGCAGTTCGGGCACTTCCAAATCAACTTACCATTTTCGTCCTCGACAATATCAATCTCGCCATCCCAGCCGCAGACCTGACAATAGTCGGATTTCGTATTCAGCTCAGCATACATAATGTTGTCGTAGATGAATTTCATTACGGACAGCACAGCGTTAATGTTGCCAGTTAGATTCGGAACTTCCACATACGAAATCGCGCCGCCAGGACTCAACTGCTGGAACTCAGATTCAAATCCGAGTTTCCCGAAAGCATCAACCTTTTCCGTAACAGGAATGTGATAGCTATTCGTGATGTAATTCTTATCTGTGATGCCCGGAATAACGCCAAAACGCTTTTTCAAGCATTTAGCGAACTTGTAGGTGGTAGTTTCGATAGGAGATCCATAGAGGGAGTAGGCGATATTCTCTGCCGCTTTCCACTCTGCGCACTTATCGTTCATGTGCTGCATGATAGACAGTGCAAATTCCTTTGCTTCCGGGTCGGTATGCGACTTGCCGGTCATCGCCTTCACACATTCATACAGGCCAGCATAGCCAAGAGAGATAGTCGAATAGCCACCATGCAACAGCTTGTCAATCGTCTCTCCCTTTTTGAGGCGAGCAAGCGCGCCGTACTGCCAGTGGATAGGCGACGTGTCAGAAACCGTCCCCTCAAGTCGCTCATGGCGCAGTTTCAGTGCTCTATGGCACAGCTCAAGGCGCTCGTCGAAAATCTTCCAGAATCGATCATAATCTTTGTTTGCGCTAAGACCAACGTCAACGAGATTGATAGTCACAACGCCCTGATTGAAGCGGCCATAATACTTCGGCCTGCCATTTTCATCAATGTATGGTGTCAAGAAACTGCGACATCCCATGCAAGTATAGCAGTGACCGTCTCCGTTTTCGTCTACTTTCAGCTCTTTCATCTTCTTCTCAGAGATGTAGTCCGGCACCATGCGCTTGGCAGTGCATTTTGCTGCCAACTTCGTCAGATACCAATACTTGCTGTCATCGTGAATGTTATCTTCCTCAAGAACGTAAATGATTTTCGGGAAGGCGGGAGTAATCCAGACGCCCTTTTCATTTTTTACGCCCTCGATACGCTGATTCAGAACTTCCTCAATGAGCATTGCGAAATCGTCTCTTGCACGACCTTCAGGCACTTCATCAAGGTACATAAAGATAGTCACAAACGGCGTCTGACCATTCGTAGTCATCAACGTATTGATCTGATACTGAATTGTCTGGACGCCGCGTCTGATTTCTTCTTTCAGCCGGTCTTCTGTGATTCTTTCAATCGTGTCAGACCCACATTCGACGTCCTGAAGCTCATCCTCAACGTTCTTACGGATTCTCTGACGGCTGATGTCAATGAACGGGACAAGATGTGCAAGACTCTCTGACTGACCGCCATACTGATTTGACGCCACCTGCGCCATAATCTGTGTTGCAATGTTGCATGCCGTAGCGAAGCTATGCGGCTTTTCAACCAGTGTTCCGTTAATCACAGTGCCGTTCTGCAACATATCATCAAGGTTCACGAGGCAACAGTTCATAATGTGCTCAAGGAAATAATCTTGGTCATGGAAATGAATGATGCCGTGTTCGTGTGCGTTTTTAATACTCTTCGGAAGCAGAAGCCGGTTCGTAATGTCGCGGTTTACTTCGCCAGCGATATAATCGCGCTGTGTCGCAGCAATCTTTGGATTCTTGTTGCTATTTTCCTGAATTACGGTTTCGTTACTACCATCTACGATAGCAAGGATTTTACCGTCCGTTGTATTGCCATTCCGGTAGAGCTGACGTTCATATCTGTATCGGATATAGATTTTGGCAACGTCGTAATAGCCCTTTTGCATCAAGGCCATTTCGATTGCGTCCTGAATGTCCTCCACAGCGATTGCGTGCCCATCAACCTTAAATTTGGCATACAGTTCACTTGCGATAGCAGAAATCATAATTGGAGAGAGATGATCCACCCCAGATAATTTTGCCTCGTCATTTGCCTTACTGATCGCGTCAACGATTTTCTCTTTACAAAACGGTACTTCACGTCCATCTCGCTTTGTGACAAGCATCGACACTCCTCCTTGTTGTATTTATTTATCTTCCGGAATGAAAGAAAAGAGGATTTTCTCGACTTCATCCTTCATCACGAACGATTTTATAATTGAATACACGGCATCCCACGAATTTGCCCGGTAGATATCATGTGCAGCAGCGTTGAAGTCTCGATTATGCGGTGCTGACATGAGGATTTTTCGATATCTCCCTCCAATGAGGTTGTGCGGGGCATCATCAATCAGGATGTCTCCACGGATCATCTGTTTGTTGTTGCAAATGATAATGTGGTCTTGCGACAGGAACGGGAAAATCTCAAGCAACCTGTCAATCTTCGCACGACAAGTCCTGTAGTCCGTAGCTGTGACCATGTACAGCTCATGACCGTCTGCAATCAACCGCTGAAGATACTCAATACAGCCGGGGAGGGGAGTGACCTGTTTCCAGAAATCGTCCTCATATAAAGGAGAGAATACTTCTTCTGGACTCAATGTCGGGAAAGCCAACGTCATATCCCACTCTGTAATCTCGTCTTTGTTCACAGACGTCCCGTGCCGTCGATTAAGCGTGTTGACCCAACATTCAAGCAGATTCTCAGCAGTATCGTCAGCATCAAACAGGATCGTCAATGCCAGACACCTCGCAGCATATCAAATGCCAGGCTGATTGCTTCTGCACGGAGGTCTTCAATCGTCCCATCGTTCTTAATGACCCAGTCCCACGGATAATCATCAAGCGCAGTCTCCGATGGATGCTCCTGCTGAAAATCTGTAAGGCAGCTCATATAGGCAGGTCGATTTACACGAACGAGATTCACGTCAAACCCGTAAAATGCAAGCACCTCAAACTCATTCGGGAACCGACAGTCAGGAATCAGGACATAGTCCCATTCGTCATCAAACATCTCAAGCATATTTGCGATGAAATCCACCCAAAAATCAGGTGATTTTGAGCGAATCTTATTCGTTCCAACATATTGGAGCAAAGTCCTTCCGGCCTCGTCCTTTTTACCGTCCCAGTCGAAAAACTTCTCGCAGATAAACTTCAATAGGTCTGCGAAATGCACGATTAGCACGTTCTCGCCATAGCCCTCAAATGTCTCTTTCATCGCCTGAGCAACTTCATCTTTGCCACTACCGGCCTTGCCGGAGATACATACGACTCTCATTTGGATTCCCTCTTTTCTTTACGGCCACACGATTTTTTCTCGTTGCAGTAGCCGAGATATTCACACTTTGGCTCAAAATAATGATCCACGATGTACGCCCATTGTTCTGAGTATTCCGAAAGTGCTGTTGCTACATCATGAAATAAATCTCGGAACTCATGATATGCTCTGGTACACATTCTCTGGTGAGACATATCAATCAGGTTGCGCAGATTTCGCTTGTCAACGATCGTTGTGGTCATGCCGAGCGGAAGACCATTTGCGGCATCCTCTTTCGGCACACCGAGGTCAACGAGCCACGCAAGATACTTGGCAATGGAGTCCATCATCTCTTTGTATACGGTGAGTGTCGCTGTCGTTTTCTTCACGCTATCGGGAATGTAATAGTCGAACCCGTGCTCGTAATCGATGTACCGTGTGCTGCTCTGTAGGCGAGTCGGCAAACAACCGATATGTGTGTACCATTCTCGGATAACACGTGCAGAGTAGCCGTCTAGGATCATGTACACGTTAGGGAACTCGAAGGTTCGACCGTGACCGCTTTCAAGGCAATCGATGCCTCGCTTATAATTTTTCTCTGGATCACTGGTATCAGCTCCATAGCAAACACCAGCTTCCGTTCCAATCATTTCGATCGGATTTTTACAAGTAAACTCTTGAATAATTACTCTACCCATAAACCCTCCTTAACTATATGTGCGGAAAACATGACCGCCGATTGTACAGAAGTAGCTCCCATACCGCAAACAACCTGTGGAAAAGTAAACCACCTCTGTGCTATTTTGATTTGACTGCGAGTAGCCAGACAATGCATCATACCCAGACAGGGCATCCCACACTGCTTGCAACTGCTTCTCCGTATATGTGTGCCCAACAGCGAACTGATTTCTCGCGCAACAAATGTCCGTAATTGAGTTGCCGTAGCCTTTTAGATAACGGTTCAAAATGACCTGTGCAATCGCCACCTGACCGTCATAGGATTCTCCACGAGCCTCAGCCCAAACGACTCTCGCCATCAGCGTTGCTTCGTGCTCTTTGAGCGAGATGCCTGCGTATGGACTTACAAACGTTGCAGGTTCATCCTCTGGATCGCTCTGCTCGACTTCCTCAACCGGAGTCTCAACTGCGTCGCTTGCTACGGCCTCTGCTTGAATATCATTCTGCTGTTTGGTCATTTTATCTTTAATTTTCATTGTCCATGAGGTAAGACACATCGCCACAATTAAAATCGTGATGACCACCTGCCAAATTGTTTCCTTTCTCACGACCTGCTCCTTCCAACCATTTACTTTATGCATTTCGGATAAGTGGTGCTTCAAGAAATGGGCTGTCCAATATTCTGGACAGCCCGTCCGAATGAGAAAATGTCACTTAGCAAAACGGCATTTCGGTTAACTACATACTTATATTACACCATGTCTCGGCCTGTGTCAACAAAAAAATGTGCATTTCGGATAACTTTATATGACGTAGCCGAATGCGTTCAGATACCAGTACCCTTTGTAGTTTTTTGAAACATCTGTTGCCAAAATCACGTCATGCTTTGCGACCGGCTGTTGGTCATAGATGTTCGCACGTAAAGTCAGACGAGCCGTTTTGCCGCTGCCGATTGACCGAGTCCACAAAGCATAGCCCCATATCTGCTTGTCCTCTTTACCGATAAGAGGACGGATGTCCATAATCATGAGTTTGCGACGATCTTCCGGCTTGTTGGTTGTAAGGTCGATATACCCCATGTTTTCAAGCTGATTTTGCATTTTCGACTTGTAATCGAAGTCGTGAATATGCAGGTCGCGGATCCTACGTTCAAATTCGTTCAGCAGCCCATGCATATCAAGGATGGTATAAGACTTCGCAGGCGCGCCTGATTTAGATACGTCAGTAGAATACTTCCTCACGATTTTCTCAAACTGTGCAGGCAGTTTCTCTTTAGAGATTTTCTTCATCGTTCCGTTTTTGAAGAACGAGAAAACCTCTACCATCCGAAGTAGCTCTTTGGCATTGCCGTAATCGGAGAAATAATCAACCTTAATGAGGATGTCGCGCTGACGCGAGTTTAAGGACGTTTCATTGTCGATACGCAATAGCAAATCCATGAACGTCTCAGGCCGGTTGTCATGCGCAAGCGCATAAAGCTCATTACCAATCGCAGCACTCATAAACTTGACGCTTGCGATGCCTTTTGCAATGACGTTTGTATCTTTATCGTACTGGTACTTGTCCTTTGAGATACCGAATTTCGGAGGAACAATACTAATATGATAGAGATGTGCCAACTCACTGCCGCCTTTGACATCATCGTCCGTCTTTGCATTATTTAGAAGCGCCGTAATAAATTCGGCGGGATGATAGAAACGAAGGTAAGCGCAAAGATAGCCGATCATGCAATAGCCTATACTATGATTATAACCGAACATATAGCTCGATGCATCTTCGATGATCTGAATAAACTCTTTGGCTTCCTTTTCTGCGATTTCACGAGGTTGCGGAGACTTAGAGCAATATCCATCAAGGACTTTAGGCAACGCTGCTTTCAGCGCATCTTCGTCCTTTCTGGCGATACAACGTCTAAGTTCATCGGCTTCCGACCCTGTGAAACCACAGATTTCCTGAAGAAATTTAATAATGTCCTCCTGATAAACGAGAACTGAAAATCAGATGTCGGTCGCTACACCATTTGCCTTTCAGCAAATAATAGACTATATCATCATCCTTTTATGGATGCCCACCGCTGGATGTGCCAATCGCTTGCACACCACTTAGTCGTTGAACCTTCCGTTTCCGGTTTGGCTGCTGATTCTCCATTGTCAAAGCACTTAGGATTTGACCATATGCCATCTCATATATTCTTTTTGCTTTCACGGCTTTCACGCCTGGCACTATACGCACCTACGTTGTAGCTATATGAGCTTTAGGATTTTCCAGCAATTCAATGGGTTTGCTACACACATTGCTGTGTGTAGGGGCTTCTCGTTAACCCGTTGTTCTCCTTCAGGAGTTCGTCAATAATCGGCGATGGATTGTGATGTGTCTTGTGTTCCATCAAGTCGTTACGGTACGACGCGCCAGACGGCCTGATAGCTGCCGTTACAAGGCTCATATCGAAAATGGTTTTCGGCTTATACTTACACAACATTTGAAAAGCGTAGTCTCCGGTGAACTCGAAGATTCCAACAGGGGAGCGGAGCATATCTTTCCAGACCGCTTTATCGTCCCAGTCGATTTCATGAGCTTTCGGGAACGGCTGACCAAGAAGCCGGTAAGCATCACGAATGATCTCAATGTTACTTACAAATTTGTTATACCCATATTATGTTATTTGCTGGGTAATCAAGTCATTTCTGCTTGATTCCTTGCGTCTCCGCAAGTGTTCAGACTGTATCATTTTCACGGGGTTATGTGTAAACATCACTGATTACACATTCGGATATTCCGACAGTCGTTGAGGCTGATCTTATCGTGCCTGCTGATTGCGCATTGTTACATCTGCTAACTGTTTCGACTACATGGCATACAAAACCGTGCAGGTGCATAGCAGCTTTAGCGGTTTCCAGCATATAACCCGTTTTAAACAGGGCAAGTTTTACCCTAGAATGTCATATTTCACGAGTGAAACTTCGTGCACACAATCCATGTCAATCTGAAGCACTTCCTTACCATCAGAAATGAACGTACCGTAGTTGTCGCGCAGCGTAATAGGGCTTGCTACGATACCTGCCGGATGAATAGACTGTGAAACGGCAGTGCCTACAAGGCCATCAAAGTAATAGAAGACTTCAGGATATTTGCTTTTTGCCTCATCCGGATTTGAATCGTACAAATTCTTGATAGAGGCAGCAAGTTTCAGCGTCCAAGGATTATCTGCTTTGATTGCCTCGTTTCTGGCCTTCATTGCTGATATCTGCTTCGTTAGGACGATGATTTCATCCTTGTTGCGCTTCAGGTTCTCTCCGCCGCCACGCAACTCGGCGATTCTTGCTTTTAACGGACGCTCATCCTCGCAATTTTCTTGCTCCCATTTAATGCTGAGAGCACGGCATACGTCATCAACGACGCCTTTGTCTTTTGTCGTACCAATGGCAAGAATGTATGCTGTTTTCTCTTGTCCGAATCGGTTGATAATGTACTCATATACTTTATCACGATCGGACGGGGATACGTCAATGTCGATCTCTGATACCGCCATTTTCATGGTACTTTAACACTCTGAAATGAGTCGGGATAGACTATATCTTCACCCTCATATCGAGGGGCGCAGCACTTCGATGCACGGAATTTCACCGTGCATCTACTCCCACAATGGGATAGTCGTTTGAGCCTGTTAAGCCACAGGATTACCATATCATTTGACTTAGGCGTTCCCTGTTAGCATGGCCTCAAGCCGCCATTTCCTGCGGCGCTGTTGTTCTCCATAGGCCACACACCCGGCATTTACCGGTTCACTGCGTTTTTATTCAATACATTACTGTAAGGGGAAACCGAAAACCAATCTCCAATCTCTTTTCGTGCTTCTGAAGCGAATCGTGAAAAAACGGTGTGCCACTTTTCAGGATTCAAGTCGGTGATATTCGTGATATAAGCAACTCGGCTACCACCACATGAACCACGGTTAAAACCAATCGGGATATCATGCGATTTGCACCAAGTAACCAGCTCGCTCATGAATAACATGAAGGCAGACATATCAATTTTATCAAAAACTCTCAGTTCCTCGTCAACCGCGCTCTTGAACGGCTCAATTTGCTCCGGTGTGATAGCACCGTCTGCAATCTTCGCTTCAAAGTTTTTCTTGATTGTCTCTCTGAGTATATCGCCATCCCGTTCGCCATATAGAATCGGATATTTGAACGAAAAATCTAATTTAAACGGCTCTACGGATTCTGCCATGCGGTTCGTATTCTCGATTGCTTCAAGATACAATTTTTCGGGAAGCGCATCTTGCTTTCGGAACATTTCGACCAGCTCATTATATGATTTGTATGTCAGGTCGAATGCGTCCTCGTCCGCAAACATAATCCGCTTGCTTAGTTGTCGGATACTACGGCATTCAGCCTTGTATTGGTTCAAGCTGTGCGTATCCGTTCCGGCAATAAGCGGGATTCCATATTCAGCAGACATTTCGGCAAGATGCCGGTTGAAATCTACCTGCTCCTGATAATCATGTGGCTGGATCTCAAGATAATTGTAATGCTTCAAAAGCTCAAAATACCTTGGATGCATGATCGACAATTTGTTCAGGGGAGAGGCAAGACAAGCACTGATACGGATAACATTATCTGACGTACCGAGGAATTCATCAAACGTGATTCTTGGCTTGTAGTAGAAATGATCCGCGTCAGACGAGCGGCTGATTAGCGTGTTGATTTCTTGCAGACCAGCATAGTTTTTCGCAAGCAAAATAGTGTGGTAGTTGTCTCTTACTTTACTTTGCTCACCGGTGCATGGGTCTGTGACTTCCAACTTCTCCGTGAGATATACTTCGCACCCGTGGATGTATTTCAGACCTGCATTGTCGCAAGCGATTTTCTTTTCCACCCATTGATATACATTTCCGTGCTCTGTAAAAGCAATCGCTGTTTGTCCCAGTTCAACCGCTCTATTGATGTAATCTTGAAAATTTGTTACGCTATCAAGCAATGACAATTCCGTGTGCAGATGGTATGTGCAGTAGTTCTTGCTTAAAATAGGCATCACCGCCTTTCGTTTAGAATGCCTCGTTCAATGTATTCATCTACTGTGTCCATGAAACACTGTTTTGCCTCTTCAAGCGTATCGCCGCCAAAAAGCAACATGTGATAAGTCCCTTCAATACAACCGGCGTAATACCCATCATCTTCTGGTGATGGTCGCACTTCTGCTTGCCATCCTCTATAGTTGAACAATTTTACCATTGCACACTCTCTCTTCCTCATGAGTTTTTAGTTCTACAGTGCAGATAGTGTCGTTATGCCATCCGCCATGAGGAACTAAAAGGACTCGCTGCTTCTCAAACCCATATTTGTGCCCAATTCCACCACTATTCCATCCGAAAGTAATTACCTTTCCACCGATTTTAACGATCCTAGAAATCTCTTTTTTATGATTGCTCCAAAATGACGCTTTCGTAGAATCCTGCGTAATATTATACCCAACATGGTTATAGCATTCGCTTACTTGACGCGGTGAATATGGCGGATCATATAGGACACCATCTACAGTATCATCATCAAACAACCGTAAAAAATCTAAAGCATCCAAATGGTAGTCGGTATCATAATCATGGTTTAAATCGTTCGTGATTGACGCAAATTTGTTTCTGTTTGCAAATGGGTCAATCCACAATCCATCTGTCATTTCAGAAGTGATTAAATCATGAATAGGCTTGATTTCAAAAGTGTTCTTATTAGGCATAGCCCAGATTCTATCAATAACAATATTATCTATTAAATCACCAGTTTCTTTCATGCAATTTCTTGAGATTTAGCTTGCATTGCTTCAGCAATCCGGTTCGAAGCGATTGAGAAATATTCTTCATCAAGTTCAATACCAATGAACTTACGGTTCGTGTTCACACAAGCAACGCCGGTTGAGCCACTGCCCATACAATTGTCAAGGACAGTCATTCCTTCATCGGTATATGTCTTAATTAGATATTCCAACAGGGCAACGGGCTTTTGCGTAGGATGAAATTTGTCCTTATCCAAAGTGAACTTCTGAATAGAACGAGGATAGCGAGTTCCAGTGTTTTTACTCACGACCTGTTTAATTGGTGTGCGAACAGAACTGTTACCATAATCATTCCTCTGCTTTCCTGAAAGCCCTTCATACGGCTTACCAGAACACATTTGTGGATTGTAAATCATGTTGATGCCGCTCTTAACATACGACGTCGGAGCCATACCAAAAACCACAATGTCTTCATGAACTTTTGCTGGCTGGTACTTAAAATTCAAAAAATTTGCCCCTGAAGGTTTTTCCCATTTCCAGTCATACTTGTACATATCAAGATTGCTCATTCGTAATGCGCTACTGAACGGTTCAGAACCGAATAGAACAATCGCTCCACGATATTTAATAATACGTTTATACTGTTCCCAAAGAGGTTCGAATGGAATAACGGAATCCCACTTGCAGGCAGATGTTCCATACGGCAAGTCGCAAAGAATCATATCTACGGACGCATCAGGGAGCGCCCTCATATAATCCACGCACTCACCATAAAACAAATTCACATTTTTAATCTCTATCTATCGTCACCATCCGTTTCCACCGTTCCAAATACCTCGTCCTCTTCATTCTCAGCCTCAAGTTGCGGGGGCAAGGGGAGCGGTTCTGTATAGTTTTTTGTATCCCACGAGAATTGGCGTCCATATTCCTCTGCATCCGTAAAGAACCGTCGTGATTCAGGATCGTAGTAGATACCCTTATCAATATTCGATCGCCCAAACATTCGGTCTTTGATAACCGTGGCAATAACGTCATATTTCATAAGTTCTTTCTTGCGCGGAGACAGTCTTTCTTTGCTATCCCTCTCATCCTGCGTCACGCGCCGAAGACCAATCGTTCTATGGGCAAGATTGACAATGTTGCTAGAACCGGCAATGTCGTAGATGCCTACGTTTGCCGTGCTGTCCATCTTTCGAGGATGACAAACAAGAATAACCGCCGCCTGATATTTTTTTGCAAACTCGATGAGGCGCTTTACGGTTGCTGTCTGTGCTCGAAGTTCCTCTGCCTCCATATCCGTATCAATGCACATGAAGTTATCAAGAATCAAGCATCTGACTCCATACTTGCGAACAACGTCGGTCATGGAAGAAATCAGCGCATCAAGGTCATTATCGTGATCGTCACGGTAGATGTACCACTTATTCTTGTAGGCGATGTTCATCTGGACACGAGCTGCGGTTGGAATCTTCCAATACTCATTGCCTCGACGGGACACAGCCTTTTCAAGATTGCGCTTTCCAGCAAAGATATAGTTCAACCACGACTTTTCAACGCCATTCGGGAGTTCACCGGAAAACAGCCACGTCGGAATATCGTTGTCTACGGCATTGCAAATTAACTGAGCAAGCAGACTGCTCTTGCCGCTGCCCGGCTGACCGCTGATAATCGTCAGTGTACCGAAAAACAGGCGCATGAGTTCATCATCAAGAGCTTTCAGGCCGAATGTAATGCCGTCCACGTCTTCATATTCTGTTGGCTCAACGTCAGACAAGTCAACGACAGAAGGGACAGGCGTATCCTCAGCAGACAAGATCTGCTCCAAAACAGCATCCTTACCACAACGATATAGATATTCGTTTAGGTCTTTTATGGGATAGCTCTCGCCGTCGATATCAACGTGCTCCGGCAGATTGATAACCTTACACCGCCACGCTCCAAGCATTGGAGATACCGTTTTCAGGAATTTCATGCCGGATTCATCGTTGTCGTGGCAAATGATAATGGATGAAAACTGTTCCAACCAGTCATAGCAGACCTTGCACCACTCGACATTTCCATCACCGAGCGGGATACTCACCGCGTTTGACCATCCGGCTTCGATTGCCGCAGCACAATCAAGTTCTCCTGAGCAAATTAAGAGCGGCTGCTCTGGATTGATGCGGTTCATGTTAAAGAGTAGGGGAGTCGTATCTGCTCCGGGCTGACACCAGTTCTTTGCCTCGCCGTGTCTGATTTTTCTGGCCGGGCGATACTTCACCATCGTCAGCACATCGTTCTCGTCATAGTAGTTAAAAACAAGATTGCCGCGATCGTCCTGCCTGATGTCAAGATAGTCTGCCGTTCGCTCACTGATGTGTCTTTGTGCAAGGTACTTATATACGGCGGACTTATCCGCGCATTCGACCTCTTTCGGATACTTGTAATACCGCTTTGTTTTGACGTGTTGCTCTCCCAACGGATACGGCATATCAGCCAACTCGAATAGCTTCTTGCAAGCATCCACATAGGTTGCTCCCTTGTACATCAGCACATCAAGAAGGTCATAACTTCGACCACAAGCGCCAAAACACCTGAAGTTATATGCCTTTTTGTTGTAGATGAACGATGGATGGTCTTCCTGATGAAAAGGACAGCAGCAACGCATATTCTTTTCATCGAAGTCCGTAATGCCAAGCTCATCCACAATCAGATAAGCATTTTTGTCTCCGAGTTTTTCTTTGGCCTGCATAATTGCCGACCGGTCAATCTGCATTTACTCACCACCCTCAAAACATTTCAAAATACTCACATTCTCCACACACGTCACACAGGTTGTTGCAGAAAAAGAAATCTCCGTTTGCATACCAATTATCTGTGCTTGTGATTTTTTCGATCAGTTCGCTTGCCCATTTTTCAGTTTCGATGTACTTTTCACGGTCAAAAGGCTCTGTAATCCATGCGCCGGTACGAAAACAGTTAAATTCCAGATAATCCGGATATCTGCCGCACAAATTGTACACTGCTTTTGAGTACACATAGAGTTGCCGCAGATATTTATCCAATTCTTTGTCAGAAGCGGTCGCTTTCTTGCGCTTGGAGCGCGGTTTCAAGTCTCTGGACTTATGGTCAGTGATGTACAACTTTCCATCGGTATCCTCAGAAAGCCAGTCAATAAATCCGATAAACGGATGCCCTGCATACTGGAATCGCACACGCTTTTCAACGCCAATCGTCTTTCGCTCCGGCAAATTCAACTCCGACAAATACTTCTTGCCTTGCTCGAAGTAATTTGCGTAAATTTTCTTCGACGGGGCTTGCGAATGGATGTCTTTCAGATATCCAGAGATGAAATCATACGGCAAATCATCTTGCTTTGTCTTGCCGGTCAGATATTTTTGGAGTAGGGAGTGTATGAGACTCCCGTACTCCGCAAAAAACTTGCTTTGACCTTTGATCTTGAAAATGTACTTCATCAACCACTGATATGGGCAACTTTCATATGCGGTCAGCCGTGAATAGCTCCACAGCATCTCGTCAATTTGAAGATCGTACCGCATTTAGTGATTAAAACGGCAGGTCTTCATCATCGTCCGACTCAGGCTCATCATCCGTCGCGGCCTTGCTTGGCTTGCTTGCCTTGGCAGGCTTCTTCGTTTCGCTGGACTCGCCAGAACTGCTCTTGCTACCACAGAACTCGACGTTATTGACCTGAACATCCCATGAAGTACGCTGAGAGCCATCCTTTGCAGTATAGGTGTTCGAAATCATTGCACCGTCGATAAGGATTTCCTGTCCCTTGCTGAAATACTTCTCGATGAACTCAGCCGTTCCGCGCCATGCATTGCAACGGAAGAAATCGGTTTCCTTGTTCTTGCTATACGGGCGATCCACAGCAACAGAAAATGTGCACACTTTATTGCCATTCTGCGTGGTCTTAATTTCCGGTGTGGCCGAAATGCGGCCTTTGATTACAATGTGATTCATATGATTTCCTCCGTTTATTCTTCTGTATTTTTATCTTTCTTTTCAGACTTTACAGCTTTTTTCTCTTTCTGCTCATTTTTCTCGTCGGGCTTCTTCTCAGACTGAGCAGAAAAATCGGCACGCAGCTCATCAAGGAGTTTCTGAGCATCATCCGGCTTCTCAATATTGAAGTAATCTGCGCTCGGCTTGCCATTGCTGTTACGGGCATACTTTTTCACGATTCCGGCAACGCGCGTGCGTTCGGCCTTAGACTCTTCTGCGTCCGTAAACTGGTCAAAGTGATTGCTAACGAGTTTGTTGATTTCCTCCACAATCGACTTGGCAATCTTGATATCCTCTTCGTTCTCTGCGGCTTCCTTAGCAGATTTCCAGTTGTCAGGATCATCTTTCGGCGTAGCGACTTGGAAGAACTTCAACAGAAAATAACGGTTGCAATAGGTGAGTCCGCTGCCGACTGCCTGAGACGCATCCGATTTCTGTCCAATCATCGACCAATGCACGGACAGTGTGTCTTCCGGGTTGTCTACATTGACCCAAGTGTAAAGGAGTTCGCCTTGCACAAGAAACTCATTGACGATTTCTTCAAATGTGCCGCCTCCCTTGAGCGCCTTGACTTTCGTGTAAGAATACGGCGTGAGCGTCATCGTTCCGGGCACGATCTCCGAGTAGAGGTTGACGCCGTACCTGTCCATACCAGCAATGACTTTCGCAAGGATAGTTTCCTCGCCAGCGTACTTGTAATTGTGGCCTTCCTTGTTCTTCTGAACGACCTCAACGATTTTGCGAATACCGGCAAGTTTTTCGTGGAGGCTCATGTCTTTTATTTCTGTCTTTTCAGGCAAATGTATTTCCCCTTTCGTATAATTGTGCATTTTGGATAACTAGGTGCAAAAAAAAATAAGCATTCGTGGCTTTCCTGACAGCGGTATGCTGATTTGTAACTGGGCGCGGTCAATCCGTCCTTGTTAGCCGAAAGAATACCTAGGATGAGACGTTTTCTTGTGTCGTTATGAGGCAACATTGATTTATGGCTGAAACGCTTTGACTTGTTCAACACATCTCGCAATTTTTTTCGTAGCTTCTATGACCTCATCCTGCGTGGTTTCAAAACCCATAGAAATGCGAATTGTACAAGCCGCCAGTTCATCTGACAATCCAATTGCAGTCAGCACATGAGACGGCGAACCAGCACCAGCACTGCACGCAGCACCGGCAGACACATATACGTCCTCTTGGTCAAGCAGGAGCAGGAGAGATTCGCTCTGTACGCCGGGGAAAGTGAGACTCAGGATGCTAGAGAACTCATCACCGCCGTTAACAGTGAACTGTCCCGGCAAAAGCTCACTCAGACCTTCCAGCATAAGCTCACGGTATGTCTTCCACATATCACGATGGTCATCCAACGTCCGCATTGCATATTCAGCAGCGACACCCATTCCAACAATGCCTGCCACGTTTTCCGTTCCGGCTCTCAGTCCGCGTTCCTGTCCTCCACCCACAATCAGTGGCATATTTGTCCGGACTTTATCGCTGATATACAGTGCTCCAATACCAAGCGGCGATCCAAACTTGTGACCAGACATGGATAGCGCATCAATGTAATTCGCCTGCACATCAATCGGCACATGACCGGCTGCTTGCACGGCATCCGTATGGAACAGTACGCTAAGATCTTGGCACAGCTCACCAATCTCTCGAATCGGCTCTACGGTTCCAAGTTCGTTGTTGACCCACATGATAGAAACGCTTGTAGGCGTCCATTTGGGAAGTCTTAGCCACTCTTTCATGTAGTCGAGGTTGACAACCCCATTCTTGTCCACTTTGACCTTAGTCGGGATAACGAAATCGCTTTCAGCTAACGGCTCAAGAATGGATTTGTGCTCAATTCTTGAGGTATAGACCTGACACAGATCGTCACCACGCATTAGAAGTCGAAACCACGTGTTGTTTGATTCCGTGCCGCAAGATGTAAAATAAATCTCATCAGGATTTGCGTTAATGAGCGCAGCGACTTGTTCTCGTGCGTTTTCTATGGCCTTCCTTGCTCTCACACCGTTTGTGTGTAGACTCCCTGGGTTTCCTACATTCCGTTTTTGATACCATTCATCCATTGCTTCGTAAACGCCCGGAGCAAGTGGGGAAGTGGCAGCATTGTCAAGATAAATGATATTGCATCGCCCTTTCTTTTTTTTGTTAATCTTTATGCACCGGCCTTGATTTTTTTATTAGTGACACTCAGCACCGTCCATCCTCGCGCCGCACCACGGGCATCGGGCGTCGCAGTCATACCACGCCAACCAGCGTGTGCGGGCGGTATCCGTACCGAGCAAAACACCCGGTCTATTCTCCCGCCTCTCCATGCTCACACCCAGTTGCTGAAGCAAAAGTGCCAACCGTCTTGCGCTGGCGCTCAAGCTCCATCCCGGCGTCCACCGTCGGCGCTTGTATCAGCACCCGCCGGACACTGTCCTTGTACGGCAGATCGTCCGACAGGCTACGCAGCACGGCATCCGCGTCAATCAAGCGCATCACTATCACCGTCCTTTAACCACGACTTCCAGCAGTTAATGCAATCTCCGTTGGCGCATTGCTCGCCTACCACATCGCCAAAAATCGGCGGACACCATTGTTCAATTATAGCCGCAAGTTTATCCGCAGGAATGCAGACATAAGAATTATTTTTCGGAATGCGCTTAGCCATCAGTACCACCGTCCATTCTCGCGCTGCATTTTTGGGCAGTATTTGTAGCAATCGCAGAGTCGTACACCAGCTCGCCGTCTGCGTATCCGTCTGCTGTGCCTTGCCACCGCCCATGCGCCACCGGCGCAACGTCGGTGGCGGGCGCTCGGAGCCTTGTGCGCCGAGCGAGTTTTTTGGCAGTTGCGATTGTAACAGCGGATTTTTCATCCTCTGGCGCGTCCGGTTTCACTAATGAAAGTTCCGCATCACGTTCGATACACTCAGGCATTTTATTGTCCTCCATACCTTCTAGCAAGAATTTTGCCGTACAATCCGCATTCTTCCAACGGGACTTCCCGAATCACTTTACATGACGGTGCACGAACTTTTCCAGAGCCATACTTCGGGACAACGACCGTGTTCATGTCCACTTCAACTTCAAGGATTGCGAGATCAGGCCAACAACTCCCGTATGCCAAGCACCAACTGAGATAGGCCATGTGGATGCCGTTCCCACAATCTTCGTTCGGGTCAGTGCAAAAGCCGTCTGCCACAACTGATTTTCCGATCGTATACATAAAATCTGAATCCCAGTCCGACCGGTATAGCCCGTCGCGTTTCCTAACCGCCTTAAACAGTTTCGCTTTGCCGTTGCTGTTCTCAATGCCGTAAAAATCGACATATTCGTCAATGGAACACGGATCTCGCACAATGCGTGCATTGCCGGATGTCTTAATTTTAGATGTATCGCTCTTTGGGCTGATTTGACTGTTCCCCCATGCCACGACGGAGCTGTTCACCCGCGCCTCGACGGAGCTGTTCCCCCACGCCTCGACGGAGCTGTTATCCCATGCCACGACGGAGCTGTTCCCCCGCGCCACGACGGAGCTGTTCCCCCATGCCACGACGGAGCTGTTATCCAATGCCACGACGGAGCTGTTATCCCATGCCACGACGGAGCTGTTCCCCCGCGCCATGACGGAGCTGTTCCCCCATGCCTCGACGGAAGCAAAATCATATTTCCGCCTTACGATAGCCTTATCATACGGCGTACCGAATTTGATGTAGATTCTTCCGTGGTAGTCACGTGGAAGATTGTCAAGTTGTTGTTGCGTCGTTACTGTGATTTCGCTCATGTTATTTCCTCCTCTATATCATGTTTCGGTTAAATTGGTATCGGCGACGGGACTTGAACCCGCATGGTTTCCCGATGGATTTTAAGTCCATTGTGTCTTCCATTCCACCACGCCGACAAGATTCGCTTGCCTGTGTTATGCATTTTGGATAACTTGTTCTTTTGAAAATGGGCTGTCCAATATTCTGGACAGCCCGCCCAAATGAGGAAATACCACTTAGCGAAAAGGCATTTCGGTTAACTGCATACTTATATTACACCATGTCTCGGCCTGTGTCAACAAAAAATATGCATTTCGGATAACTTGTGCGTTTTGTTATGGGGCTGGATGCTACCAGCCCCAATTTGATTATTTAGCCGTTGCCGCCAGCTCCTTAAATGCGCGGAATGATGCCTGCAACACGCATCGTGACTCAGCGCTTTCGTTAATATTGATACCCAAAATACAAATAAGTTTTTCAATTGGCATTTTTAAGAAGTTAATTGTGCCATGCTGTTGCTCATACTCATATGCTCTACGAAACGCGCCAGACATATATATCTTCTTGTAAGTCAATCCATACTTGCGTTGGTTCAAAGCATTGAAGCGCGTGAACATATTCTTGATATCAGATCTGTCAAGTTTCGCCTTTTGCCTAGTACGGAAAAGGTATTCGGACTTTTTGTATTGGGATACAGACGCATATATAGTGCTGTAGCCCACACTATCAATATATGCCTCAATCGCGCGCATTACAGATCTGTTAAGTTGGACTGCCTTGCCATCTATAATAACAGAAAGGAATGACACATCAGATTTCCTAATTTCGCACATCTGGTCAATTGTGACACCGCACCATGCAAGATAAATTGCTGCAACAGAAGGAAGATACACATTCCTATCAGCAGCATCAGACGAAAGAAACGTTTCTTCAACAGCCGCCCTTAGCGTATCGAAATCCGGAAAATAAGTTTCGTTATTACCATCGGGGACTGGAACATCCTTGTATTTTACATTATCCAGCAATTTTAGTTGCGCATTCGTCATTTCTCCACGACTGATCGCAAATTCGATGTATTTCAGAATCACATTCTTGTAACGGCAAAAAACTTTTATATTTCTTGAGTAGAATGACTGACATACTTTAATGCAGTCTTCTTCCGTATGCATATTCTCAAAATTTGCATCCAGTTTGCCCATCAAAATTTTGACGCGACTTGTTGGTAGCTCTATCTGAAATGCATTATTTTCTACACATTCAACGAACGCATCACGCAGCGCATTTTCACTCATGACGCCTGTCCTCCTATTGATATTGCTATATTTTGATTGTCTCAATTATAGCACTACCTAAAATTCCAGTCAAGAGGAAAAATCCAAAATGCACAATTTTGTTTGAGCTTATCCGAGCAACGAATGCGCAATTTCTTTATTCATTTCAAACGCCGCCTCATTCATTCCGGCCTGTTCATACGTCTGATTAAAAAACTCAGACACGAAATGCCTCAGTTCAGCCTCATCCAAAAGCAACACACATGAAAAGTTGTCGCTATATCCATACGAGGCCAGATCGTAAAGCACCATAAGACCGGCATGATACGTGGTGTACTTACCAGTCGTCTCATCAACATCAGAGAAAAGCCGCATATGTTTCATGTCCATAACGATAGAGATTTCTGCGCTATTACGTACACGACGCTTGATTTCCGTCAGCTCATCATCTGCGAGGTCGTTTCCAATATCTATCGCAATCTCTTCGCAAATATACGACAGAAGTTCATCCCATACTCCGCCGTTATATTTTACGATAGGGGAATTACTATTCGCTGATCGCAACTCGTAGTTTTCAAATGGCACATCCGCAACGCCGGTTTTGGTCATGTATTTCTTTCCTTCAGCAAACACTTTTCTAATTTTCATTGTCCGAATCCCCTCCATATTGAAATATGTATTGACAATCGCCATTCTTAGCGGTATATTTACCTAAGATATGAAAATATTCTATTGTGTTTGTGTGGACAATGGTATAGAAAATTTTCTAACATGGTCATAATATATCACGTCCACTATGTTATGTCAATATAAAATTAGAGAAATTTCTAAAACGGTGCGTTTTAATGAAGAAAAACATTTTTGATCGCGTGCAAGCGCTATGTCAAAACAATGGAATTGCTATCTCGGAATTAGAAAAGCGTCTAAATCTGAGCAATGGAGCAATCGGTAAATGGCGCAAGTCCTCGCCGACAGCAGAGAAGGTAGCGGCCGTTGCATCCTACTTTGATGTGTCTACGGACTACCTGCTCGGCCTTACGGACGTGGAGAAGAACGTTTTTAAGGACAATATGTTGCTGTCACTCGAAAAAGCCATGTCTCGCATGACTGACGAGGACAAAGACAGAATGATGCGCATCCTAAAGGCCGGATTCGACGAAGCGTTCCAAGATAAAGATGACGCATCTGAAGAATAATCCGCAATCGCTTTCTTCAATTTAATACTATCATTTTCAAAATAAAAAATCAAGCAGAAATTATGCACAAACATAATACGCTTAATTTGGCGACCATTTTTGCATAATCTCGAACTCAGTAATAATGCGTATATTTTTAGCTCTGTATCGGATTGCAAAATTGGTGGTATAAGTTGACCAGCGAGCACTCAAAAGCCGAAATTGACGCAAAATGCTCTATATAAATATAGGGTTTCTGACAAATAACGCTTGACCTTCTCGTTCGTGCGCCTCCGGAACAAGCATCCGTCGTTTTAGATAAGCAGGCATCATAGTCGCATTCATATTTTTAAATCCCTACACATTTCGTGTGGGGATTTTTTCTACGTATTTTTGCTTGCTTCACGGCAATCCTACAAATAAAATCCTTCCAAACAAAGAAAAATGTCATCATAGTGACATCCTATTTACTGGAACGTGAAAAGAGGGTATTATTTGTATAACAGAGTAAAAGAAGCCCGTGTAGATAAGCAAATAAAACAGGAGGTGCTTGCCTATGAGGCCGGTATAGCTCGCTCAACGCTCAGCATGATTGAGACTGGGGTGCACATCCCAAAAGTCGATACGGCAATTAGAATCGCAAGGGCGCTGAATACGATAGTGGAGGATTTGTGGATCATTTAGTAGGGGAGAAGCATGGGAAATTTGACATACGACCAAGTGACGCGGCTAGCGGAACTTGTAGAGGAAGAAAAGGGGATAGCAGACGTGATATATTCCCTAGATTTATCCGGCAAGAGCTGCGGAATTGAAATCCGCTGCTTATCACATATCGCAACATGGATTTATCGGCATCAAAAAGACCTTGCAGAAATATCGGATCAACTTGAATGAAGAAACGCCGTGGATCATTCCACGGCGTTTTTATTACGCATTTTATTTTATTGTGACATGATTTTTATCCTCTGAGCTTCCACCGTTTCGATGAAAACTTTACAAGGTCATTTGTTGAATAAACATGATTATTCATTGCAACAGCGGTGAAATACAGTCCTTTATCAAACGGTTTCTTCTTGATTTCCTGAACAACGTCATACAAATCACAAGAGAACTGATGCCCCAATCCGATTGTACGAATAGTTTTGATCGTGTTGGTCGCAGCATCCACCATCATCAGAGTCAGCGCGTACCCCTTTGTTTCATCCGTTGGACGCGACAGTTCGCCCGGAGACGGCAAGTGAGGGGAGTACGGTGCATCCGTCCAGTTGTTTGAACCACATTTCGTGAGGATATACAGTACGTCATTCAAAACAACGTATCGAATCTCAAACGGCTGGTTTGCCTGCATCCCAGCAATCTCTTTTTCGGTTGGACGATTGAAATTATAGACAATCGTGATTCCGTTTTCGCCCATAGTAATAGCGACGCATTCCTTAGCGCCAGCAAGGGGAGGGTATTTTCCACCCACCTGCAAAACTTCAAAATCATTCATTTGTTATACCTCGTTTACATTTTACACGAGAATCACATATATCAATCGCATTTTATCACAAGAAAATATGCTCTGTAACCAATTCTTCCATTTCAGCGATCACGGCCTGATAGTCCTCGCCATTCACGATTTTTACAACAGCGTCGCGTCCGGCTTGCGCTTTCATCCGATTCGCCGAACGTTCATATTCTCTCGATTTCAGATAGGCAAATGCTCTCGGATATTTCATCTGCATTGATTGAAAATCGTACTCAGGAGGTGTTTCGCCCCTCCTTATATACGACCATGTAGCCACATCTTCTAGCGCTGATTCGACCTCTTTCAAGCCTGGAATAGCATCAATTTTGTCCTGAAATTCCGAAGCAGATGCCTGTTCAGTTTTTTGACGTGCTTTGAGTGCATCCATGATTTCCTTTTTGTATTCTTCAATCAAGAGTATATCTTTTGCGGAGACGCCTGTCTCTATGGCAAGCGTATTTTCGTCCCAAAGCTGAATTCTGTATTTTTTAATCAGTCTTACTGGAATTTTTCCATTGCAATTATTCATTTTTGGCATTTACTTGCATCTGAATGCCAATCCACTTTAAGCTCATTCTCCTTACTCCTCCACTTGTTCTATAATATTGATTTGGTTGAAGATACTATCCAAATCTGCCTTTGGATATATATTTTTATACCAACTTATAGCACCTCGCTGCAAGTAGTAAGTTAAGGCACAGTTGATTAGCTGCGCCTCGTCTTTGTTAAGGTTGAGTTCCATTGCCTTACCTCACTCTCACACAAAGTTCGTTGTCATAGAAGCCAAAGGCAACAACCTCCTTTTCATAGACATTCCCATGAGACAAAGCAACTTCAACTTTGTCTTTAACAATCGGTTTAAGATTGTCGTCATTGACAACCAGAATTCCATTCCAATTGTCATAGAGATCCACAAAATCGCGCAATTTCATTTATCTTCCTCCTTGTTCTGTTCTGCATTGTTCATTCTTGCAAAAGATGAACAATGCATGATCGGGGATGGCGTGCACAGCCTATACTGGCTCCTTTTACATCCGAATCTGATTTCCATCAAATTTCCCATACTTCAGTACCACCGTCCATCCTTGTGCCGCAATCCTCGCAGTATTTTTTAGTAGGCTTATCCCAACTACCTTCAGTGGTGATGACAAAGCCACACGCAGAGCAGCACCACTCGTCTCCGCCAAGATGTATCCACTTCCCATGCACCACCGGCGCAACGTCGGCGGCAGGTGCTTTCCAGATTGGGCAACTTTCTTTGTCGCAATACTCGTTACTGCACCGGCAGTGCTTTTCGCAGTATTCTTCGCGGTCAATGTATTCAGCCATCACTTTTCTCACCATCCTTAATCGTCACTCTCAGTTCTCTGAATGTCCAAATCGTTGGCCGTCCAAATTCGCAGGTTGGCATTTACTCCGCCTCTTTGTAGACCGTGCGCTCATCCAAATAGCAAATTCGCCCATCTTCGCTACGCAGACACACACATTCTGCGCTCTTCACGTGCAGGCTTCCGAGCCGATCAAGCGTGTCGTTGATACGGTTAGCGCGACCCAACTGCGGACAACGCATCCAAGCAACCGCATGAAAAAGGCTATCACCGTAGCACCGTCTGGTGATATAATGGCTATCATCTTCAGCTTCCACATCAAATCCGAATGTCACACGCAGCGGCTGTCCATCATCGCCCTTAACAAAAAGCCCAAAGAAGTTCCCATTGGAATTGTTCTGCCGAGTGTACACGGATCGTCCGAAAAATTCAATGTTCTCATACAGACCAGTCCATGTTCCCTTTGGAGAAACAACAGGGAAGGCAGGCATATCGTCCTCGCTGGATTCATCCGCCCAGCCCCATCCATCTTCTGCATACCATTCATCCGGACAGTACAGTGCGTATTCAGAAATACGATTATAGTCCTCGTCAGTATAATGTTTCGCATATACAAAGCACGGCGCGATAGCATCCTTGTCCGTGTTTGCGATATCGTCCAGTTCTTCGATCGGAGTATTCGATTTAATATCAAGATGAAGGATTTTATTTGTATCTGCAATGTGTGAAAAAATCATCCCATATTTTTTCTGCAAGGCTTTCGCTTCTTCGAGAGTCATAATATGTTCTCCTTTTATTTAAACATCTGTATAGTATAATAATGTATATCCTTGATTTTTACAAGTCCGAATTTATCGCGTGATCGGCAACACGACTGCGCGAATTCCGCTGTTCGTCCACATGGTTTTCTCCGGTGCGACAAACAGGAAGGGGAATTTGCACGGGTGCTCATCCGATTTCACAAGCCAACAACGCGCATTCTTTCCGACGGCCTCAATGGCATCTTTTACAAGATTTACGTTAAATAGTCCGCTGACGCTTCCAAATTCACCGTTATATGCTTTCAAATCAATAACCGGGGCAACATCCGACGGGCGTCTGTAATAGCAATGCTCCCGCAACCATTCGGGAATAGCCGTCATTAGCTCCGGCATATCGGAGACAAGGTATCCACTAACCGAATCCGAAACGATACTCATTTCCTGAATGATATCGAATCCGGCATCAAATGGAACATCGCTGTTCTGGATTTCTTCTCCATCCACAATGGACGTGTCGTACTGGACAACAACGCAACAATCCGTAACAAGAAACGACGTGTGTCCCTCTATATCTGTTCTGGCATATTCGACCGAACCTTTTCTGTTTCGTTTTGCAATCCGCTTGAGCGCGGCGATCTGTTTTTTGGTCATTTTCTGTTCATCCTTCCTGCTAATTAACACACGCTGTTCAGCTTCTCCGTCTGTCTACGCAGAGACTCAAAAAATCCAACATCCAAAAACATCGCCGCTCCTGTTGCAATCATGTTTCCGGCCGTGATCCGCGCCATGTCATCCGCAGACAGAGTAGAGATATACGAACCGATATTATCCTTTGGTACTGTTTCCGGGCTGTTGCAAATCACAACGCTATCCTGCCGCAGGCCGGAAGCCGTCGCTTTAATCGGCACATTTGTCGGCAGGTATCTGTTCTTGACTTTCGACGTGACCGGCAAGGCAATGATCGTTGACCCATAATTGTTGCCCTTGTTGTTTGAAAAAATCACTCCTGGGCGAAGGCCGCGCTGTGCGCTGCCATCGCCGTCAAATCTAATCCAATAAATCTCTCCGATTTTCGGATTCATGTTCATTCCTATGTATCCTCCAATTCTGTTCAGTGTTCTGTTCTGTTTTACTTACCAAAGCCCATCCGGCTTGTACGTTCCGTTTCGTTTACTTTCCGCTACCCATCTGCATTTGTCACAGTAGTATTCCGCAGCAACAAATTCCAAATAGCTTTCGCGCAAAAGGGAAACGACCACATAAATGATGTAGAGAAAAATCAGCATTCAATCACTCCTTATTACATTTACTTTTTCTGTTCTGCTCTACGGTGATTCTTTTCTCGTTCTGCACGTTGTTCATCCTCTAGGCGCTCAAGCAAAGCATTGAGCGCCGCCGCTTCGGCCTTATCTCCGCTCCGTATCAAACACCCAAGGACTTGATACAACAGGCCAATATCATTCGCTTTAATTCTCATAGTTTATTCCTCCGTTTTATTGACGCGTCGAACAAGATCGTTCATGCAATCGAAAAATTTCTGCGAGACAGCAGCGTTCTTGTATCTTCTATATGACAGACTATCGCAGCGCTCGTTCACAATGGTAACAGACACAAGTTTTTCATTGATCCATCCTTGCGTCCGAATCGGAACGCTGACACCATAACGACGCATGAGCATGAGTACAATGGACGTTTCCACGCAGTCTCCGTTCGGCTTATAGGACGTTACTGCATCGTTTGACAGCTTTCCTCCGTTTTTGATAATCTGGATTGCCTGACACACGGCCTGTTCTGCTTTCTGATTTGTCTCTTCACGCATCCGGCGCTCTTCTGCTTCCTGTTCTGCTCTCATCGCAGCGCGCTTTTCTTCCTGCGTCCGCTTATAGATTTCGGACAGACGGACACATTCATCCAATTCATCCATGACACAAGCGCCTCGAAAATCCGGAAAACACTGTCCGTTCGTGTTCTTGCTTTTCAGATAACAATCAGTGTGCACATCCAAAATCTTCTGAATGCGATCAGCCCATCGCGCCGGTTCGTGACCAATACGCTCCACCATTTCGTCCTCGCGCGCGATTGCATGATCGACAGCGCTGTTCGCAGCTTCTCCATAAATGCCTCCGTTCTCGCTATTGTCTGCTCGCAGGCCGTCAAAATACTTGCTACGGCCTACCATTCCGCCGTATAGTTTATCCATCGCCGCATTGAATCCGCAATCACTTACCATTTGATACTCCGTGCATTGCAGCGAAACCAGATAACCGTTCTGTTCCACATACAGCAGGTATTTGTCCGTTTCCGTTCGCGGATATTCAACGTCTTGTTTTCCGTCTTTCCGATAGAGACGGAAAGTTTCTTCGCCGTTCGATACTTCGCGGTCAAAGACAGCGCGCATCCTGCGTCCGTCACGGTTAAACATTCCATTATAGAAAAGAGGCTTCATCAGCGCGCAGCAGGTATTATTCATTTCAGTCATTATGTATATCCTCCTTAAATTTCATCGGAAGTATTTTCACGCCAATCCAAATATTTAATAATATTTTTGGCCTTTTTCAAATCTCTTGATAGCAATAATAATATCGTCCGGATTACTGAATAATGTTTCGACATGGATATTTTTATGCTCATCGTTCCAAATAACGATTTTTCTATTCGGATTTGTTTTTTGAACCTGATATAAAGCAGGCAGGCCGTTTTCAAACGACACAGACTTTCCGTCTCTTGACATTGCCATAGCCTTTTCATTGATAAAATACATATGTATATCCTCCTTCTGTTTTATCTGATTTCAACGATCAACAATGTGTCTTTTGTAGCAGTTTCAAAACAGTGAAGCGTTTCCAGAATCAAATTCAGAATGGAATCCGAAATGCTATAACACTGATTACAATCATCGAAAAACGTTGCCATGCTTGCACACCCACCACCATAATAGTCAGAAATAAGCATGAGACAATCGCTATCGAATCCGGCATCAATAGCCTTCACGCCACACCATGCATTCGCGCTGGAAGCAATGTATTCAAGATTCTCGTTCTCCATATCGCAATCAGAATCGAGAATGCTAAAATCGCAATCCGGGAAAACGTTCCCAAGTACATTGTGGCCGTCGATCTTGCCTGCCAAAAATTCAGACAATTCAGAAGCGGTACAAAGCATCAATTTTCCTTCTGTTCTCATCTATGTATGTCCTCCTTAAATTTCATCGAATGCGGAATCATTCACTTCATCCTTGCCAATTCTATAAAGCGCCCTGCAATTATCTGCTACGTTTCCATATAGTCGCTATAGTTTGTAAATTCTTTTTCGTCAAGTACCTGATATACAATGGTCTCCTTTTTGATTTTTTCCATTTACTTTGTCTCCTTATCCATTTTAAATCCATCAAAGTTGTCAATTTTATCATAAATATATGACCATCCTGAATCAATCATATAATCTGTAAACAAATGAGTGTCACACAGCTCTCGCAATTTTGCAATATTCTCTTCCGTTGCAGGATAGTCATGAAGTTGAAGTGCATTTGCAAGGTCATCTTCGTTCCAACGAACTGTACCAAACCATTCATCTTTCATTTATTTATCATCCTCTTAAAATTACATTTTGAATTTACTGCCGTACTACTGTATTTCATGTTCGCCATCATCCGTTTCAATTTTGTGTTCTGTTCATTATTCCTGTTCGGGAGTGGAAGCCTCCGAAACACTCCGCAAGGCTTCCGCTCCATTTCGTTTCTTACAACACAAGTTATCCCATGCCGTTCCAGCAACACGGCGATTTCATCCAAATTCAGGCCGTTCATGATTTGCCCTTTCTTCCAAATACGGCATATACTGAAATGCAATGCTGTACATTGGCCTTCCTGTGATATTGTCTTTAAATGTCTCAAGAAACACTTCTTTGCTAATGCCTTCAGCAACACACCAATCATTGATAACGCGCGTCGTAACCGGCGTAACGAATACATACAGATCAGAATTATGGTTGAACATCTGTTCGCGCGGATAACCTGCCTTTTCAAGCGCTTCCATTAGTGTAATACCCATCGTTTATTCCTCCGCCGCTGTTTCATCCTGTTTATTGTAGTTATACCATTCACGAATATAGGCCGAATCTGAACAATCTACTTCCCACGATCCATCAAGAAATGTTCCATTGTCAGGAATAGGAATGACACCTGCATCATCCTTTGCAATTTCGATTGCTTCATCAAGCGTTTTTGCCTCTACGTCAACCATACCCATCATTGTCCACGCGACAGGAATTCTCCAAGTTTTCATATTCAAATCCTCCTATAAAATCACTCTTTATTCTTTACTTCATTTAATCCTCTACGTCGTGCCACTTCAGGCCGCGCGCCCTATACAGGGGAATGAAGTGAGCAAGATAAAAATCGTAACCGCATCCGTCAATACCAAAGAAATAACCAAACTGTTCCGAATAGTAAACGCGGAATCCACACTGCGAAAGGGCTTCAACACCATTCCGTTCTTCAATCCAATATGTGTCGCATGGATCGTGAAACTGCCACATTGTTGACCACATCGGCAAAAGGCTATCGCGGTCAACTTCAAAGCAATCATCGCTAACAGTCACGCGCGTTCCGTCGTCTAATTCAATATCATATGTAACATTATCCTGTTCGTCTTCATCCGTTTCAATGCCGACAATCTCACCATATCTTTCATCCGTTTCAATGCCAACAGGCATATCATACACATAGACGCGATCCGACAGGGAAGGAAGCGTAACTTCTTCCCAATCATCCATTTCAAATTCCATCAATTTTTCAATCATTCCGCTGTCGATTGCATCAAATCCATCCACCCAAAGACGCGTACATTCACCGACCGTTTTGTATTCTCTAGTCATTTTTTAATCCTCCATTACAATTCTCAATTCGTGGATCAAGTTTCTCAGATCGTCCAGTTTGTATTCCTGCGTTTTTGTCAGGTTCTTACTATGAAACTTGAAATAATCGAAAATATCATCAATGTTTCTGATAATGTCACTGTATTTCATGTTCGCCCTCATCCGTTTCAATTTTGTGTTCTGTTCAATATTCCTGCCCGGACGTGCAACAAAAATCATCCGGCTCAAAACAAACACCATCATAGTGTTCAAAAATGATATCATCCGGAATTTGTTCCGGGAATGTGATATCATCCGGAAGGATATCCTGCGTTTCATCCTGCCAAAAATAAGCCGTTTTCAGTTCGTCAAGTTGTTCACGGTTTAAATCCTGTACCATAAGCAGCATATTTTAATCCTCCATTTTGTTCAGTTCTTCGGCTATGTTCTTGTCCATTTGCTTTACTCCTTGTTTTCCAAAATCACATACAGAGCATGGGTTCTTTTTGGGAAAGAGAAATTTTTAACTTTCGCTTCCCTATGCTCTAGGCGGATATATCTTGTGTCGCCAACGGCTTGGTCGCCAAGACATTTTCCGTTTTGCCAAAGCACGATCCTGTCGATATCGGTTCCAAGCGAATAGAACATGTTGAGAAATTCGATTAGGCTCATTTACCTTACCTCCTTAATAAATCTTCCTCATCTTTTCCATTTATCAATTACAGTTCCAATTTTGTTATAGTAAATAAGCATCATTTCCTGTTCGCTGTTCAGGAATTTTCATAATCTCCGCGCCCTTTTTTAGCTTCCGCCATGATAATGTCAATGTTACGCATCAGCAATTCGCGCATATCGTCCAAGCGCATACTGACAAGATCATTGATTTCACGGATCACTGTTTCCTGTGTGATATTTCTGCAATTACAATGTACTGTCAGAATGATTTCGTCAAAAGTGATACCATCCAGCAGATTATCTTCTGGACGCAGATCGTCACCGAGAGTCCAACTTCTTACATCCATTTTCTTTCCCTCCTTATTTAGGTGAGCCGTTCCGCCTGTTCGGCAGCAAATGCAGCCACTTTTCGCAGTGTGTCCGCCGTCATGCTTTCCGGCACAGTCTCGCGGCCTGCAAGCATATGCGCCACAAAATCAAGCGCGCAATTGTCCTGTTCGTCGATCTCGCCCAAAAGCGCAGCCCAATCATGCCCCAAATGTGCCTCGCACCATGCACGGAATGCTTCAGGGCTTTCAAACCAGCGATCCGAATAATCCCCGAAGCACGATCCGCTGTTGCTTGCCTCCAGAACCACAAGCCCACAGGCAGGATTATAAAACAAGCTATACCATTGCCAATTTTCCCCGTCGTATCTGTCCCAACCGTTACTGTCAATCCGTTTCGCCGCTCCATAATCCGCAGCATAAAATTTCTTTCCGTTCACGATTTTCATTTATATGTACCTCCGTTTTCTGTTCGTTGTTAAATTACTTTTTTCTTCCGTGATTTAGTGCCGGTTATAATTGCATTTACAAGCTAATCTGTTTACGCGTAAACAGCAAATACAGGCCAATTCCAAAAAGGATAAGCGCGCCGCCTCCGTCACGTTCTTGCAATGTTTCGCCGTCTGCTACCAACACGAAACAGGCAACAGCGGCCGCAATCAAAAGCAGGCCGAAAACCTTTTGCGCGATCCATGCAAGCGCGTTTTTTCTTTCAGTGTTCATCTATTTGTCCCTCCGTTCGTGTTTTTCGTACTTCATCAGGCCGAAATTAAAATACCTTGTTTCGTTTTCCGTATAAACGCACGACCGGCGCGTCCCATTTCGGCAATCATCAATATGTTCGCAGTTTTTGCAATCGTCCATTTTTCCACCTTTTCCGTGTCCGGCAGGCGCGCAGCGCCTGCCGGTTATATCCGTCATGTTATACTTTCGCAACCGTAACGACAGCGCCGTCTAGCATGGACACATACCAGATAGCGCCGTTACAATCAATCAGACGGACGCGGACGGAATGCCCATCCGCGTCGAAGGTTTCGTCGGTGATATAGTGGCCGTAGCGCAGCAGGCCGCGAACGACTTCATTTATTTTCGCCATTTTCGCCTCCGTGCGCCGCGTCGAATTCATCCTCCATATCTTCAAGCGCTTCAGAAATGCAGCTTGAAAGCAGATAGCAGCGGATCGTCACATCGCACGCCTCCGCGCCGTTTTCGGCGAGATAAGACGGTTTACAACCGAATTCTTCGAGCGCTTCTCCCAACAAATCGAGATTATGACAAACGTTTTCTTCCGCTTGCCATGCATTGCAGGTATAGCTTCCGGAGGCGTTTCCGGTTACGCTATCGTGTGCCCATAATTCATCGTTAAGACGATCGGCAAGATCTTCGATCGTGTCATAATCCGCAAAATTGATATTTTCGCGGATATAATCAACCACGTCATTGTAAACAGCTTCGTGATAATCGTATCTTTCCATATGTAATATCCTTCCCGGCCGTAGCCTATCATGCGTACTTGAAAGAACGGCCATGAAGGCCGTTTCAGATTAAAAAGCAAGCAAACGCTCAAACTGCGCTTTGCTCCAATGCACCAAAACAGTTGATAGGGAACGGCCATTAAGTTTTTCCAAGACATATTCATTTCCCGCCCAGCAACGATGCACAGAAAGAGTATACTGTTCGCCATGTTCGGCAAAATTAACTGTCCCGTTCTTTTCGCAACGCTCCCACAGCTTATCGAATCGTGTATTCGTCATGACACATTCTCCTTCCCGGTTGTCTTAAATCCAATATTGTGTGTCCGGCAGGCGTTTCACGCCTGCCGGATTTTTTGTTTTGTATGTATCTTTTATCCGTCAAGATATATCCCACGTGCAAGACGGATATTCTTTCGGCAGGCGCTTGATCGCGTTTGCTCTGCATGTGGCTTTGATTGTGCAGCGAACTTTCCGCCCTGTTGCGTTTTCTACTCCGGTGAATTCCATATACTTGTATCTTTGCCCACGGACACCGGATTTTTTCTTGCGGCCTTCAGGTAACATAACCTCGATCGTTTTTGTTGCCTTGTCATAACTACCTAAGACCGTTTCACAGTCTGCATAGCTAGTTTTGTAGCGCCGGTAAAGCATTCTTTCGATTTCCATGTTTTCACGCCCTAAAAATTTTGTTTGTGTCCTGTGGTACTCTCTTCACCTTGACGCGCTCGCTTTGCTTCGTCGCGCGTTTCCCCGGTTAGGATTTCCCACAGGCACAACATTCACTTGACAAAGTACGGCGCGGGCGCTATACTAATAGCGCTATGTACTATGCTTGCATTTCCGCAAGCGCTTCACGCGCTTCCGCTTCCGTCGCGTATTCGATCCCCTCCAGGATGAATCCATAATCGGAATACATAAGCGCACCTCCCTTCTTTTCGTCGCGCGTCGCGTGCGCGTCGAATTGATTGGAGACTGCAAACTTGAGATACAAGGTTTTTGAATTGGGCTTGTCATCTCTTGTTTACAATATGCATTATAGACTAAAACAAGACTATATGCAATTCGCAATATGAACAAAATCTAGACTATATTATTGTGTAATTTGTAGACTTGAATTAGTCTACATTTTATAGTATAATATTAGACTACTCTATAAAGGTTGATATAATGCTTGTCTATAAGATCGATATTTTGCAAGCCCTGAAAAATGCAGGCTATACCACCTACAAGATCAAAACGGAAGGCTTGCTTGCACAAGGCACATTACAAAAATTTAGACGCGGCGAAGGTATATCATGGTCAAATCTTGATACACTTTGCAGCTTGCTACAATGTCAGCCCGGCGATATCATCGCCTATATACCAGACGATCAGCAGCAGAACGCAAAGCAATAACGACAGCTTCACCAACCATGCACGGCAGAAGGCCGTGCTTTTTTGTGCCTGAAGCCGTACAGGCCGCAAGGCCGGACACGGACAGACACGCCAAACCAGAAAGTTACATTATGCATTTCGGATAACTGCGATCAGCATAGCACAGCACCGGAAGCACGTCAAGCCCACGGAAGCATTATCAGCACCTTGCACAAAATACAGTTAATCAAAATGCATACTAGCGCAATCGGCCTAAAGCACAAGCTGAAGCAGCTACCAACGGATATCACAATCAAATACAAGCATTATTTGACGCTCAAATCGTTTTTGCATGCTGACCATCAAACTATACCGGCCAAACAACAAAACCGATTACAGGCCAAAAAATATAGTCTCTACGTATATAAGCCGAATGTACAAACCGTACAAACACAAGCATAACGACAGCTTGCGCACCGTCACGGCCCGATCACCTGCACACGATATAGGCAGGGCAGACGCATATATTATATAGCCACACATATACAAGCAAAGAACAAGCATATAAGCGTTTATAATGCCTATAGCTATTGTTACACTGCTACAAGCGCAAAACAGCATATAGGACAAATAAACACGGTTAAACGTTAAACAGCGAATAACAGAATAAATAAAAGGACAAGAACACTAACAAAAATGCAGCTACCACATGAAGCACATGAAAACCGCCTGAAGCCGTATACACTGCAAAGCCCTCCGGTGCTTCCTGCTATCCGTAGTCTATCCGGCCTCCGTGATCCGTCTGCCTGCCTAGCTTCCCATATCTAAAAAGAAGGTTATGCAAAGTGAAAAAGACGGAAAAAACGAAAAAGGATGAAGGGGAAAAGGGATTTATGTTGCCGCTGCTGAAAATTCTTTTTAGACTAAAAGAAAAAAAATCATCTCTAAATGTCATAAAATCGTGAACGTAAAATTATTTGATTTTTCAATGTCCCCGGAAGCCTAAAAGATCGTTTTTTATAGCAAAATATACCTATGTTTCAATTCTGTTTTTTCATGGATTGCAGTATTAACGCCTGATTTTTATGCGCTATCCGGCTAATGGGGGGGATATCTGACATTTTTAGCTTCATAGCGATTTTGTGACAAATGTCTAGTACATTCATCTACACCTCTTGCTTTCCCATTTTCACCTCATCAAACCGCTCATTCTTTTGGCCTTATAGTCTCAATCTAGCTAACCGAATATGGGACTCAATCTCAATTTCGTTCCAACACATGAATAATTTGAGAATTTTGAAGAACCTGAAAAATGAGAAGATGTAAAAATGACCGTAAAACCAATTTGTTGTAGCATGGCGACTACCACCACCGCAGCTAACATCACGGAACTAGGTACGATATGGGAAACAGAAGAAAAAATAAAAACCTTAACAGGGATGGGAAGTCTGTAGCTGGATGGTTACTGCTGACTTCGGATTATTGTGTACGGTTACAAAAGAAGTTATCCGAAATGCATAAAATCAGTTTGACTTTTTGACCAATTTCTGATACAATAAGAGCATGAAATCAAAGACTTTTGTTGTACGGCATAAGGGGAGGTTACGACATTTTGGATAATACTAGATACCAGTATTCCATCTTCGATACGGACTTTGAAGTGATTTCTACGGGTACGATTGGTTCCTCAAGATCAGTTGCTCAGAAGCATGAATGTAAGATTATAGACCTTACACAAATGTTTCCGAATCCGACATCGAAACCAAGGAACAACAACGTAGGAAGGGAGCAAACCGTATACCCTGTAAAGGACAAAGACCAACTTCAAGCGATAGCTTTATGGTTAAAGGCGAACAAAGATCCTAAATATTACTTAGCATTTGCGATTGGAGTAAATACTGGCCTTAGAGCGAATGAATTGCTGAAACTAAGATGGTCTGATGTTTTATGGTCAGACAAAACCGTAAGATACATTGATGATATTGAAGACACAACAGACAGCATCACCGTATATCAAAGCAAGACGAAAAAGAAAAGAAAAATATTTTTAAATTCAGGATGCCTGTCTGCACTCAGGTGGTATGTACGGAAGGCTGGCAAGCAACCCAGCATGGAATGTTTTTTATTTCCTTCGAGAGAGGGAGGAGCTATTAAGGTAGACACGCTTCGTAAGGTTTTGAAAGAAGCTGCACTAGCTTGTGGTGTACGGCAAAACATCGGTACGCATTCATTGAGAAAGACATGGGGATGGAGTGAGTACACATCCAACCCGACACTTCAGACAAACCGAGACATTGGACAACTCCAAATGCTATTTGGACATTCCAGTCCTCAGACCACATTACGGTATCTTGGTATTATGGATGAAGAGAAGAAAGCTCTGTATCACGATATGTCTCTCTGTTTCGAATAACTAACTTGCTGATCCAGATACCTTACTGGTAAGGAACTAACTTATGGTTTCATTACAGGCGTCCACGCCTGATTCAATAGCGTTAAATCAAACTTATGGTTTCATTTATCTTAAATTTCGCCTAATTCAAACTAAAGCGCCTGCGGCGGAAAGGGCAGAACGAGCGTAGCGAGGGCACTTTCGTCATATAGTTCCCTCCCTTATAAACAAAAGTAATTTTTGCTTTTTTCAAAAACCTAGGATTATCAATGCTTTGCGGGTGCTTTTGGAGATATTTATGCAGAAAAGTATGTAGTCCGATTGCATATTTTGCGTTTTTTTCGGAAAAATGGCCACTCACTCTGCGACTTCTTTACTCTCTCATTTGTTTTCACCTTCTTTCAGATTTTGCACGTTTTTCTTCTTGTACGGTTCATTTTTTTTACGTTTTTCTAGTTCTCGTTGCATTTTCGTTGAGATTTCCCTGACTCTTCTGTGGACTTCACAGTTTGTTCACAGAATTTCATGATTTTCGTGTGATTTTATGGTGCTCTTGTGTTGGTGCGCAGCGGGGCAGTGGTCACATCTTCCGGCAGGTCGATTGAATATCGCCTGCCGGTTGCTTTCGTGTAAGTTATCCGAAATGCCTAAAATAACGCTTGACAAATCCTGAATCATGGTGTACTATAATAATGCAGTTATCCGAAATGCCTAAAACATAATCGGCCAACCGCAAAGCCGGACACCTCAGACGAGATGTCCCTATTTAAAAAATATGAGTTATCCAAAATGCATAATACCAAAATTTGAATTGAGGGGAGAAAGGAATTGACTTTTAGAGAGTTGTTGCAAGCCGAGCACCCGGACAAGGTTGACGATAAGTGGGCTGGCGGGTGCTGTGGATGCCCATGGGATTATGGGTATGAGCCAAATGGAGCGGAAGAGAGTCTTTGTACGGTGGGGCATGACTGGCGAGATTATTGCAGACGTTGTTGGGACAGAGAGTCCGGCCTTGAGATTTCTGCTTCGTATGATGAAGATGACATAGAGCCGGTGGCGGAGTCAGATGATCTGGATGAGATGGACGAGCCGACGTGCAATTTCTGTAGTCATTATAAGGACACGCCGTGGTGTGTGGACTGCGAAGACAAGTGCCATATGTGTGTGCATAAGGCTGTGTGCCGGTTTACGAATGAATTTTTCGGTGAGCGTAAAATCTGCCGAAATTTTTTAAAGGCATGAGTTAACCAAAATGCATAATTTGAAAGGATGAAGAAATGAAGTACAAGCTGAAGGACGGAGAAAGATATGGTCTGCCGAAGCAGGTTGAGGCGTTTCAGTACAACGGAGTGCTTTACGGTGAGCCGTGGGTGACGAAAGCGTTCAATGATGGGGTGCTGTTTTGGGACTCAGACGAGTTGGGCGGGTATCCGCGCAATCCGTTCCTAAGAGTTGAGGATGATGATTATAGCGTGGATTGCGGGGATTATCTAATTCTCTGTGGCAACGGTGAGATCGAGATGTGCTCTAAGGATGTTTTTGAGTCCGTGTATACGAAAGGGGTCTGATGGATGGAGAGCCTTGAAGAATACATGAAAGCCAATGGCTACACATTGGGCGATGATGCAAGGCTATGGAGCGCGATTGGGTATGCAATGATTGCGTTACATGACCTGAGTGTCATTACGGATGAGGAATGGCCGGTTCTTGTAAAGCGGTTTGCTGAGAAAGCTTCGGAGTCTATGACCGAGGTAGGCGATGAGTAAGAAACTGCTTGTGGCCTGTGAAGAGAGCCAGAGAGTGTGTGTAGCGTTCCGCGCGGTCGGTTGGGAGGCGTACTCGTGCGACCTTCAGCGGTGCTCCGGCGCACATCCTGAATGGCATATTATTCAGGATGTGCGCCGGGTGATGAATGGTAATTGTAAATTCGTAACGTGTGATGGCGTTGAGCACGAAATAGTTGGACGATGGGATATGATAATTGCTCATCCGCCTTGCACGTACATGAGTGTAGCTGGTGCTTGCCGGATGTATCCGCACAAAGGTCAGATTGACCCTGCGCGGCTCGAAAAGGCGATGGCTGCGAAAGAGTTCTTCATGGAGTTGTATAACGCTGACTGCGATCGAGTGTGCATCGAGAACCCGACGCCGTTAAAGGTCGTTGGTCTGCCACAAGCGACGCAGGTCATTCAGCCGTACCAGTTTGGGGAACAATGGAGCAAGCGCACGTTGCTGTGGTTGCGCGGTTTGGATCCGCTTGAGCCGACAGGAATAGTAACTGACTACAAGCCGTTTGTTCCGAGCGGGACAGGGCGTAAACTTGGCGGCGAAACATACGGCGCAGCAATACCGCACGAAGGAAAGGCAAGAAGTGTAACGTTTAAAGGCATCGCAAAAGCGATGGCAGAACAATGGGGTGATTTAGATAAACAAATGTGCAAGTTGGCATGAGGCCAGCAAGGATGGGAGCGTGTATCCAGCGGATAGGTGCTGGGGAACAAGAGAATGTGATCCGTGCAGTTGCGGAGGCGATGAGACGAAGTGTGATTTCTATCCTGAAAAACGTAAGGCGGCTTCGAAGAAAGAGAAAAAACATACTCAGCAAACCAATATCGTTTGGCATAAGGGAAATAAGTTGCCGAAAAAGGATGGCGAGTATCTGTGTTGCGAAGTCCCGTACTATCTGTATCGAGTGCTCGATTTTGCAACTGATTTGTCTAAAGTGGACGATGAATTCGCTGGTATTCGCCGTCCTGGGTTTTACGATGTCGATAGTGAATGGGGCTATGTCGCGGTAGACGATGTTGCATGGTGGGCGGAAATCACGCCGGATTGTCCGGGAAAGAGGAATTAACATGATTGATATTGGATTTGAGCCGCCGCTTGAGCCGCGTGCATATCGTGTGCCGGTTTGTCCCGTGTGCGGATCTGAGACGGACACGATTTTGCGAGATATGGATAGCGTTATCGTTGGGTGTCCAGAGTGTGTGGAAGCGGTTGATGCATGGGCATTAGAAAGAGAGGTTGTTGATGAAATTTAAGGTAGGCGACAAGGTGCGCGTGAAAGATAGTTCGAAAGTATTACATTCTCAGTACAGAGGAAGAGTTGGCAAAATTACTGCTGTTGCTCTTTTTGATGTTGATGAGCACGGATATGAGGTCGATTTTGCTCCGGGATATTATTTCTTTGCAGATAGTCTTGAGCATTATGACGCAGAGCGAGATGCCGATATGGAATATAAAGTCGGCGATCGTGTTATTGCGGTTGATAATATCGGTAAGCATCCGAATGGTTCACGTGGAATTATTACTGCTATTTATAAGACCCCGCCACAAAACGATGAATTTGATTATCGTGTCAAATATGACGATGATGATGCCTACAACCTATGGAGCAAAATCGTATCTCTTGAATCGGGCAGTATTTCTGCGGCCACATCTGAAACGCCTGTCGTTGCACCGCTCGTGCATGGCAAGGAGTCGGTACTGGAAAGCAAAATGGAATATCCGTCGATCGTAATTACTTGCAAAGGCCAAAAAACAAAAGCGGTTCTCAAACGTGGCGATGAAGTTTTGAGACGCGCGACGGCAAGTTGCCATCTGGAAGATGATTTTGACCAGTACGTTGGTGCGAGTATTGCGCTTGGTAGACTGTTTGGCCGACCGGTTGATATGGATGCTTATGAGCGTACTGAGCACTCCGATATGTCTAAGCCGTTCGAAGGCAAGGCTGTGTGCGTGGAGAAAAATGAGTCATGCCCCATTTCTAAGCGTTTTACCATTGGCAAGGTATATGAGTTTAGCAACGAGTACGTTGTTGGCGACAACGGGGTTTGTTATGCTGCGGCATCAACGATGGATGAAAACTGGTTTGTCTTGGGTGCAAAATTTATTCCGTTTACTGGCGTGAGTCCTACTGCGACACGGTACGAAGGCACAATCGTTTGCGTAGATTCTAATGCGAAAATGTTCACGCCCGGCAAAGCCTATAAAGTCAATGATGGTTGCGTCTACAATGATGCTGGAGTCCTGACGATTAAGGTTGATAGCGATAATATTGATGGCCTTAACGATGAGTTCGATGTCATCGGTGCGCGGTTTGTGGAGTTGGTGCAATCGTGAATATCTTTGATGCAATCGAGCTGGCTGAAGCGCACCTGTATAACGTAACGCATTCTGAAAACGCGGTTCCGGCAGAAGCGGAATTTTACTCGTTGTGCGTCAAGGCTCTGGAGGAATACCGTTGGCGTTACGAGTAACGAAAAGCCAGAAACGCTTTTCGCGTTTCGATCTGATGATATTGGCAAGACGGTATTCTTGAGCGACCCGGATGAAATGGGGTGATTTAAGTGGGAGATTGTATTGATCTGTGTTCGTTGTGTGTCTATGGTTCTCCGAGCAGCTTGAATGGTGGTTGTTGCATTTGCCCGGCTGTTGGACGTGATGTGGTGAATGAATATGACATAATCCGGTCTATGAGCGACGGAGAAATGAAGGACTGGATCCGTTCACTGTGGGACGTTGCGTCGCACATGGGTATGCTCAGAGCTAATGAAATTCAGGAAGCCACGCAGAAGGTTGTTGATGAAACGATAAAGCGGCGAGAAGAGTACATGAGTAAGACGGCTAAGTTGTTTATTGATGATGACATGGAGGAATGGACAGGTGGATGAGAGAAATCTTGTTGCGGTAAGCATTAAGCATACGATTTTTGGTTGGAAGTTTGGGATGCCGTGTTGGCTGTGGGGACGTAGGACAGAGAACGATGAAAAACGGTCGTTCAGTGGCTACACGCAGTATCCTAACGTTGCTGAAGTGTATTCGCTTAAAGAATGGCAAGAAAGTGGATACGGCGCAGGCGATGTGTGTAAAGTGGACGAGCCTGTGCAGATGTGCATTGGCTTCTGCAAGAAATGGAAGAAATATGATACCGTGCTTGTCCCGTTAGACCAGTACATCAAATACTGTGAGTGTGCTTGTCTGCCGCTTGATAAGCCGAAGGAGAGTTGACGATGAACGGGTATGTTTCAAAGGATCAAGTGATTGAATGGTTTCGACCATATGGTCATTTGAATGAAGGTATTCCATACTACGAGCTTGTTACGGACATTCGTGATATGCCAGATGCGGATGTTGTTCCGTCAACGAAATGGACATTCGTTAGTGAAGGATTGCCGCCGGAGGGTAAGTTGGTTCTTTGTTGGTATGCGTATTTCCGTTCTCGTGCTTATAGATTGATTCAAACGTTTATTATTGGATACCAGTATGGTGGGCGCTGGATTGGAGAGAAAACCGATAGGCGTGAAGGCGTGATAATCGCGTGGATGCCTCTACCTGAGCCGCCTGTGAAGGGATAGAAAAATGACTAAAGAGAAAGCTGTCGAGACTTTGATTGCCTCGGCGATTTGTTCCAGTCCGATTTTCTTATGCGATGTGTGCCCGGCCTATAAGAGAGAACTGTGCGATTGCGATTTGCCGACAAATGAAAAAGTTGAACAGGCTATTCGAGTGCTGCGCGGTGGAGGTGTGGACTGATGGTTTACAGGGTATTTGTTACAAAAGAAGTTGTTGTTGACGCTGACTCTTGGGAAGAAGCCTGCGAAGTAGCCTTGGATGAAGATTTCAAAGCAATTCAGGTTGACGAATATCTTGACGATGAGCGGAACTTGGAGGTTAGTCATGAGGCTGATTAACGCATACGATCTGAAACAACTTCTGCTTGAGGAACGTGCTCAAGTGCCTGATGGCCGGTTCGGCGATGCAGTGCGTTGTGGTATCAGGATGGCTTTAAGATGCATGGAGCGGTGTGTTCCGGTTGAGATTGTCTATTGCAAGGATTGCAAACACTGTTCATTTGGTAGTTGTGAGCATCCTCGACATCATGGAGTCTTGCCTTCGGCCTATCCTTTCGATTTTTGTAATTACGGGGTGAATAAACATGGAAATTGACGTTTGTCCTGTGTGTGGCGCGAATCTCTTTCACACGACGATTCATGCGTCTGTGCTGATTGATTGCCATTTTTGTGTGGAGTGTGGCTATCGTAGAGAGAAGATCCGTAAGACGCCTGGCATCAAATCTGGTCGGTGCGTGAATGGGAAGTACAGAGAGGTGCGCTATGGTATTCGATAGGAATTTCGAACCGAATGTTGACGATGCGAGAGCCGTTATCGCTGATCTGAAATATTTGCTTCGCAACAACCGGAATCATATACATCTTTCTCCGTCTGCGAGTGCTGCTGTTTCGCAAGCTGTGCAGGTAATTGAGGATATGATTGAGGCGCGGCAGGCAGACTACAAGATTTTTCGTGCTTACATGGATGGCGTGAGGCAGGCAGATGTAGAAATTAAACGGTACATTGAGCAGTACCAAGAAAAATTGTCGAAATATGAAGGCGAGAATGTTGTATGAGAAGAATTGAATACTATCGGGCGATGAGTCCAGATTTGCTGGCGTATGCAATGAGCCAAAAATGTATTCGTAGTATTTGCGATATTGTCTGTGACGGAGATTGCGCGGCAATCCCGAATCTCCAATATTCGTCGAATGAGGTTTGCCGCAGGATCATCCGGAATTGGCTAAATGAAGAGATTTGAGGGGACGATAGCTAATAAAAATTAAGGTTTGCGACTCCATTATGGGTAGCGGGAAGACCGAGAGCGCCATTACTCAGATGAATGAGGATTTAGACAGCCGGTACATTTTTGTGACGCCGTATCTTAGTGAGGTCGAGCGTATTAAGAATGGTTGTCCGGAGCGCAATTTTGTTGATCCGCAAGATTATGGACGAGGAAAGTATGTCGATTTCCTTAGACTCTTGGGAGAAAAACGGTGTATTGCGACAACGCACGCTTTATTTAAAAGGTGCGATCCGGAGATGACGCAACTTATTCACGATGGTCATTATAAGCTTATTTTTGATGAATCGTTTGAAGCCGTTAAAGAACTTAGCATTGGTGAAAGCGACTTCAATACTCTTCAAGAATTGAGGCTTATTAGTATTGATGCTGATGGATATATTGATTGGATTTCTACGGATGATAAAAATGTTTTTGCTCAGAAATATAAAGACATATTTACATCTGGTCGAGTGAGGCGCTTTAACAATACGGTTTTTGTGTGGACTTTTCCAATTAAAGTTTTCGAGGCGTTTGAGGAAGTCATCATCTTAACTTATTTATTTGATTCGCAGGTTCATAAGTATTATTTTGACATATACGGTATTGAATTTGAGAAAATTGGAACTGTGGTCGAAGACGGGCATTATCGGTTTAGCACAGAGGGAAAAAATCCAGAATATGCGCGGTTGCTAAAATATCAGATTCACATTCTGAATAATAAAAAAATCAATTCAATTGGCGACAAATCTACCGCTTTGTCAGTCGCATGGTATCAGAAAAATCGTGGTAAGGACGAAAGAATATCAGTTCGGCAACTCAGCAAAAATTTGGCGAACGTTTTTGGCAACATTTATAACGCGAACAGCAAAACGGCTTTATGGACAACATACAAACGCTATATGGATGATGTTGCAAATGGACGCTGGAAGAAGAGCTACCTTCAATGTGCTGCGCGAGCCACTAATGAGTATAGAGATAGATGTCATCTTGCTTATTGTATCAACCCATATCTGAATCCGTTTATGAAGCGATATTTCAGCAGCTATGGCGTTGAGGTGAAAGAGGACGAGTACGCTTTGAGTGAGATGATCCAGTGGGTGTGGCGAAGCGCGATTCGAGACGGCAATGAAATCTGGATTTATATTCCGAGTTCCAGAATGAGACGGTTGTTTTCTAATTGGCTGGACGAGCTGGCAAAGGGTTAAAGAAAGGGTGGTTGAGTGAACGACATCAAAGAAACTGTCATTGAGCACATTTATGGCGATAATTGGTGGGGTGTTTCTACGAGCGAATGGACTTGGCGTAATAAGATTCTGAAACTCAAAGATAAATTTCCTGACAGTGTACAGATTGTTGCGGACAATGAGGATGGCAGTCTATACGCTAAGATTCCGTTTAAGTTGGTAAAGATTTCGAAGCCAAGACAGGTTCAGATGACAGACGAGCAAAGAGCTGCGTCTGTTGAGCGGCTTAAAAAAGCAAGAGAGATGAGGGGAACAAAAACGTAATGGCAAATAGACGAGGCACGTGCCTGTGGTGCGAACAATGTGAGGCGTGCAGTGCCAGATGCGGGCACTACACACCAGAAGATGATTTTAATATGAGCGAGTCATTTTACATGAGAATCCTTCGTGAAAATGCAAGGACATATAACAACATAACTAAGGATTTTAGTCACGGTGGTGATATTTTATAAGTAACACTAAAGCGGTCTATATCATTTCAGCGGATGCCAAGGATTTATTTCTCTCTAACTATTCCAATGACTTCTGTAGCGGGTATGGAATTAGGTATCGGACGGGGGATAATCGTGGCGCGATCAACACGAGGAAGTTTATAAACACCTTAGATTACAGTAAAGACCTTATTAAACTTCCTGAAATCTATGAGAAAGTCTACAGGCGAATGGACTTTTCATTCAATATCCGAGGCAAGGAGTATTGCAGAAGAGTTATTAACGTCACGTTTAAGTATAGCGTAAAGGAGTATAACCGCTTTGGGAGTGGCCTCTATATCAAATTTGGCTATACCCAGTCAGATGTAACTATGAAAGATGGAGTGTGTCTAATTGACGGTGAGTTGGCCGCAATTCAGCTTGGACAGCCAGTAGACAACCCAATTTCAGATGAATTGTTCGGCGATTACTTCTGTTTCGAGGATGGCGCGTACCAACTTACAGGCAAGGCAATGAAAGTCCTGTACTCGGTGGCGCAACTTCGTGAAAAGTTGTACAAGGATGGATTCGTTTGTGATGGCATTCGATTCTGCCGGTTTAAGCGGAGCAGCGGCAGTAGCCGTGTAGGTAAATGCTTGTTCATAGACGAAAAACTGTACAGTCGTATCCACAAATGGGAAATGTGTGGACTCAAGATCAAGGAAGGGCAGCAGGTTGACTTGGCAGCTCTCGAAGCGTATATTGCGCTGTCGTTGAGCAGCATTATCGGGCTGATTAGCATCCGGCCTGAGAATTTCTTAGTCATTGACGATTATAATAGCGTATTCAAAGACAAGGTTATTGCTGTCAAGGCGGACAGCGATGGTTGGCTCACATCTGCGCCGGAGGAAGTTAAGGTAAGCAACAGCATTTGGGACGGTCAGTCTCTTATTGATAAGAGCTTACTTGGAGAGTACGAGGACAAGGGCATGGTTCTTTTGCGAAACCGTTTCTTCAAGTCGGCGTGCTTTAACTGTAACCTTCAGCAATTCTTTGCAGATCACGGGATTACGGATGTCAGTCAACTCAATGGCCGGACATTTGCCAATGATATTAGTGATGTTAAGATCGTTACGACGCCGAGCAGTATCAAATACCTGAAATTTGGTACGCTTGAAAAATGGTTGCAGTTGCTTGATGAGGACGGCGACTTCGGTGTAGTAAAATACGAGAAACCGACGCATTTCTTTGACGGCGACATGGTTCAGACGCACTATCAACTCTTGAACACCTTGCAGATGTCTCAGGACGATGTATCAGCGCTTGTACAACCGTCTCTTGACTATCTGAGTCTTATTCAAAGCGACCCGACCATCTTGAGATTTCATATCAAGTATGGCGGAGCTGATGAGAAAATCTCGTCTGCTACAACGACAAATGATGTTGTGTATCAGATGCTTGGGCTTACTGATAAGTTTTCTGGGACAAAACTGTATCATGAGTTTGTGCAGGATGTCTCGCGTGCATTCAAAAAGAACTTGCGGCGAGGGCATTTGTTGGTACATGGCAACTACTCGACGTTGCTTGGCAATCCGATTGAGATGCTGTATTCAGCAATCGGACAATTTGATGGGACGAGTCAGATTGGTGTCGGCAATGTGTACAACAAGAGTTTTGCCTTCGGACAAACTCTGCTTGGTAGTCGTAGCCCTCATGTGACAGTGGGGAATGTATGGATAACTAAAAATAAAGATAACGCGGAAATTTCGCGGTATATCAACGCGACAAATAATATTGTGTGTATCAATAGTATTGGAGAGAACGTACTGATGCGTTTGTCAGGTGCGGATTAACCTCAAAAGTCCGCCATGAGCAGGAATGTTCATGTAAAAAGGTTGGTGAACCTCTAAATAGAGGGTGTCTCAAACGAGGCTAACGGTAGAAATCTAAACATAACACAGAAGTAAATTATTGATTTCATTAAAAGGAGGTGGCAAATGGAAGAATATAGACCGGTGAAGGGATATGAGGGGTATTATGAAATAAGCAACTTTGGCAATTTGCGTTCCGTTGACAGAATCGTTGTGCGCAACGATAATGTTAAGCATCATTACCGTAGGCGGTATATGACAAAGAGGTTTAATCGGGATGGCTATCCGACTTATAAGTTGTCAAAGGATGGCGTCGGTAAAATCAAATTTGCGCATAGGCTTGTCGCAGAAGCGTTTTTAGACAATCCAAATCAATATAGCGATGTGAATCACATTGATTCTAATAGGGCGAATTGCAATCTTGATAATTTAGAATGGCTGGATCACAAAAGTAATGTCAGTCAATCTATTTCCGAGGGAAGGCATTTTTGCACGCGAGATATTAAAGGGGCGAATAATCCTAACTACGGGAATACGACGTTACATGAGTTTTATCAACAACATCCAGAGGTTGCGAAAACATTATTGTCTCGTAAGGGAACACATAATGGGCGTTCGAAACCCGTAGTTTTGATAGACAATGATAATGGTACGTCTATTCCTTTCGGCTACATTGGTGAATGTGTTGACTATTTGATTAAATCATTTAACTTAGATGTTAACGTGGATTATGTAAGACAACGAATTTCCACGGCTGCTAATAATGGGAAGCAATATCTAGGTTTAAATTTCAAATTTATTTAATGTGTTATTGCATGATGTTACCGTGCCAAGGCTTTTGCGAAAGTGAAAGTAAGGTGTAACGATCACCGGAAATAAGCTAAACAGCAATGCACGCTTAGACCGGGTACACTGCGGTGAAACTCCGTAGCTTGGAAGCGCCAGCCCACCTATGAAGGTGAATGAGATGATCTACTCCCGTACTAAAATATCGGGAAACCGAGGGTATAAAGGTTTGACAGCGATGTGGTTATGTTAACAGACAATCCGATTCTAATTGGTGCAGCACAAAAGAATTATGATAAGTTTCTTGTGCCGACGAGTCTTGTTGATGCCAAAAAGGTCGTGCGCCATTACACGAAAGAAGAGCAGGCTGATTTGGATATCAAGACATCGGTAAACAAGATCGGCGAGATTAACTACAGTCTCGGCGCACAGGAATGTGCGTACAAATTAACGCATTGAATTGCTGGGACGTCGTAAAGCTCATATGCCAAAGCGTATGGATGAAATATGCCAAAACGTATGGCGCGAAAGCAGAAAAAAGATATGAGATGGCGCATGGTCAAATCCTAAACGCTAAATTTTAATGTTATTCACTAATTTTAGTATATCCTGTAATGAATGGAGGTGATACTATTAACGAGTATTATTATCAAGGTGGGCATATGGTTGGAGTCTGTAAGGATGGTACTAAGTTCATTTTTGATGAAGAAGATTTTCCTAAAATATGCGATTGGAATTGGTTTCGTCATAGAGATGCCATAGAGGGTAATAAAGGGAAAACACGTAGGTCTTTGTCTAAAGTTATCATGGGCGTCTCTGAGACGTCGTTCCCAATTGTAAAAATCGAAAAGGGTTTTGATTATAGAAAGTCAAATCTCTTTTATAAAAATGGGTTTATAAATCATGGAGAATATATGGAGGTTATAACGGTTAGTGGCGGTACGTTCTTTATTGATTCCGAAGATTATGATTTAATTAGCAAATATAGATGGTTTATAAATACTCAAGGCTATGCTCAAGCTATATTTAATGGTAAATCAATATTGGCACATCGGTATGTGATGGGAATGAATAAAACGTTTTCATATGATAATGTTGTTGACCATATCAATAGAAACCCATCAGATAATAGAAAATCCAATTTACGAATTGTCGCGCAGGGGATAAATGCCTCTAATAGAGGGCTATCTTCGTCTAATACATCTGGAGTACAATGCGTTTCTTGGGACGCTGGCATTAGTGCATGGCGTGCTTGCAAGATGATAAAAGGCGTAAAATACAATATTGGTAACTACGACAATCTTGAAGACGCTAAGTCGGCGGTAGACGAATTTAATGAGTGTATAAAATCTGGTGCTGAGTTCGTAAGGAAGGATACTCATAAAAAACGAGTAAGCGGGACGGGGCATAAATATGTTTATTCACATAACCCGAACGGCTATACTGTCGCTGTTAAAAAGAATGGCAAAACGTATTATCTTGGTTTGTTTCGTGATATTGATTGTGCCATAAAGGTAAGAGACAATTTTTTAAGTGAATAATATTAAATAAAGCAAATCGACAATCAGCAGCGAAGCCCTGAACAGGGGAACGTTCAACGACTATCCCACGGGTATATACATGGCGGTATATGCCAACAGGAGTAGGGCGCAATTGCAAAGGCGTGGGTGAGAATCCCTTAAATCGAAGTGGTGCGCATTCAGAACGAATGAAGATATAGTCTGGACATTGCGTGAAAGCGCAAGAGTAAAACTGCCTATGGTTGCGACATAGGTCAACGAAACGTGTGAATCTATCGCAGGAACTCAATACGAAACTTTGGGACTTGCTTAACGGCGGTTGCAGTTTTGAAGATGTTGAGGAACTGTACTGTGACATCGCAAAATTGGATATTCTTTCCGGAATTGAGATCGATAAGGCAAAGAAAGAATTTGCAGTTGATAGTGTCGCAGAAATCAAAAAACTGAAAAAGAAATATTGTGAGCACGATGAGCGTGGACGGCAAATCAAGCCGAATTTCTTTGGCAAGATTGCTCGAATGAAAGGGTATTACGATAGCGAGAAGAAGAACTATCGGTTTCATGATACGTCGATGGATTACCTTCAGCATTGTTTGAATGGCAACAGAAATCCGAATTACAAGTCTGAGACGATTCCGTTCTCTGACCTGCTAAAACCGAATGAGTCGCGGCAGAGTGTGTGGTATCCGCAAGTCAATCGGATTCTTGGCCTTGTGCGAAACATGAGAGATCAAGTTAAGGCGGTCTGGAATAGTACGGACGATGGGTTGGATAATGAGATGAAAGCCATTATGACGGCTGAAATCAAAGACGAGTGCCAGCAGTACATCAAGGCAATCCATCTGAATCCGAACACGGCGTATCGTCTGTTGCTGGCGATTGAAGATCCGGCGAACAAGGATATTTCGCGCAGCTTGTTCTCCATGTTGTTCTCAATACCGAATGATAATTTTGTCAGTTTGCTTGAAGAACGGCGAGAACCGTTGCAAGGAATCGTTCAAACGGATGCCGGAACCATTGAAATCTACGGTCGCAGGTATCGTAAAGTCCCTCTGTTATCAACAAAAACAGCGTGAATTTTCGTTAAAAATGCACAAAAATTTGCGATTTCGCAAGATTTCGAATTTTGGCTAATTGCAGAAACCGTTGAAAACACTAGGTTTTTTAGATTGGTCAATTTATGGTCATATAGGATGGGGAAGAAATTCTCCATCCTATTTTTGTTGTTAAAGGATGATTGATTTTTGGTTCCTATCACTAAGGATGAGAAGATGGCACTGATGAAGCAGTTCCCGCACAAGACGTATCCGCGCACGATGAAACAAGACTCGAAGCGCGGCCACTATTATTGCGTCGAAGAACCTAGACTTATGCGAGCGCTGAGAGCGTATCGACAGTCGAGAGTGATTGAGACGCATACCGCCAAGCGGCGTTGATGGGTGGTGCGTGTGTGAACCCGAAATATGCAAAGTATGAAAATGAAACCGATTATGAGTATGGTCTGAGGCTGATTTCCATCAAGGTCGAGGAATCGCCCGATGATCTCGACTGGCAGGACATCGTTGAGGCGCTTGACCTCAATATTCACAGAGACAGCCTGCGCAAGGCTGCGTCCACGACTCCGTATTCCGGTTACGCTGTCATGCAGTATTTCAAAAAGAAATACGCCTGCGAGCAGGTTGCAGATGGCGGCAATTACGCTGATGAGATTGATGTGAAAATCGGTCAGATGCGCAAAGAGGCAAAGAAGCTCTTTGACCAGCGCCGTGAGTTTAATAAGCTCGTGGATAAGCTCGGTAGGGAAGAGCACCTTGAAGACCGACTTGTGGATGCAGCGAATCGTTTGAATGAACTGCAACCTCTTGTCGAGCAGAAAGAATTTATTCATTATGGTGATAACGAAGCTATTGTTGTGTTTGCTGATTGGCATTACGGTCTTGTGGCGGACAACATTTGGAATCACTATGACACAGATGTTTGCCGTGAGCGAGTTGAAAAGTTCGTATCTAAGGTAATGAATCGTTTGCTCCTGCACGAATGCAAACGGTTGCACGTTGTGCTCCTTGGCGACGCAGCTCATGGAGCAATTCATACATCTTGCCGCGTTGCGTCCGAGGAACTTGTGTGCGATCAGGTCATGCAGGTGTCTGAGATTATGGCACAGGCAATTTCTCGTCTTGCTGATTGCGTTGATGAGACGGTTGTCCATGCGACATATGGTAATCACCTCCGCACGGTACAGGATAAGAAAGATAGTATCCATGCTGACAACATGGAACGGCTGATTCCGTGGTGGCTTCAGCAGCGCCTTAAAGATAGAATGGACATTGTATTTCCGTCTGCGGAGTATTATGAGTTTCTATACTTTGACGTCTGCGGCTACAAGGTTTGCGCGACGCATGGCGACCTTGATTCTGTGCGTGATGCTGGCCGCAAACTCAATACGCTGTTTATGAAGAAGTATGGTAGCGGGATTGACTATGTACTCCTTGCCGATAAACATCACATCGAAGAATTTGAGGAACTTGGCATTGACTCAATGATCGTGCCTAGTCTTTGCGGCGTTGATGAATACGCAAACAATAAGCGTCTGTATTCCGCGCCGGGGCAGTTGATGCTCGTGTTTAATGAACGCGAGGGCAAGGATGCGACGTATCAAATCAAATTAAATTGAAAGGTTGAACTAAAATAAAGAAAATTGATATTGTAAATAAACTTTATGATCTTGGCTATCGAAAATCTCAAAGCCGATATGTCATTGACGATATTTTTGAGATTATTTCTGATGCCATCATCAAGAGAGAGCGTGTTGTCATTAGGGGCTTTGGAGCATTTGATGTGAAAATGCATAAGGGGCGTATGGGTACTGACCCGAAAACGCTTCTGCCTATGCCGTATGACGATTACCCGGTCATCACGTTTACGCCTGGCGATCTGTTGAAGGAATCTGTGAAGACTGGCAAGAAGGTCGAGCATATGTATTGCAAAGAGCCTGAGTCGGAATCTGAAAAGTAAATAAAATATGCCCGCCGGAGTTTGCGAACTGCCGGTGAAAGCTCAACGTCGCGGAATGAGAAAGGCTATGGGCTTGAAATTTTTGACGCCGAAAGGCATTGTGCTGTCGTGAAGTATATGTTTGGAAATATCCAAAATGCATAAAAAGTTGTTGACACGTCGTGATTCTCGTGGTATATTAAATATGCGAGTTATCCGAAATGCATAATATATTTTGCGATACTGGGATGTGGTGTAATGGCAACACATCAGACTTTGACTCTGATATTGTGGGTTCGAATCCCGCCGTCCCAGCCACAAGGGCTTTTAGCTCAGATGGTTAGAGCGGCTGACTCATAATCAGCGGGGCATGGGTTCGAGTCCCTTAAAGCCCACCATACTGTGAGGTTGTGTCTCACAACGTAGCAGTCAATACCGCGCACTACGAGCACACTGGGTGCGGCTCCCATGAGGATGAAGGTGAGTGCTTGGCGAGTTAGCCGTTCTCGTCGGAGTTAAAAACGGCTTCGTCATCGTGTAGTTTAATGGTAAAACGCCCTCACAATACGAGGTAGATGCTTGTTCGATTCAAGCCACGTTATGCAAATGTGGGTATCGGGCGCGTGCGCACGCCACCTAACAAAGCCCGATTGGCGCTTCGGAAAGACGAAGGGATCCGCTTCTATAGCTCAGTTGGTAGAGCGACTGATTTGTAATCAGCAGGTCGGGGGTTCGAGTCCGTCTGGAAGCTCCAATGGCCGTTTGTGCCAACCCAATAAGCATCTGCTAAAGCAAGCGTATCATGTTGGGTCGTGTGTAAAAGTAGCGAAATCGTGCTGCTTTTTTGGGAGGCTCATTGCTGAGACGAGCACAGTGATGACTCTTGTTTTCAATCGCGTATGGAGAGGCGGTTAGTTGCGTAGGCTCAATGCGCTGCTAATCGCCGAATTTGCCGGTGTGATGGAATTGGTAGACGTGCTTGACTCAAAATCAAGTGCCGCGAGGCGTGCCGGTTCGAGTCCGGCCACCGGCACCACAACATAGGAGGTGAGATATGATGGAATATAGTTATAAATTCAGATTGTATCCGAATAAAGAACAAGAGGATTTAATTCAACGCACATTTGGTTGTGCTCGGTTTGTGTTCAATCATTATCTCGCCGAACGAATTGAAATGTATAAGGCAACTGGAAAATCTCTGAATTTCTTCGATCAGAACAAGAATTTAACCAGCTTGAAGAGACAAGAAGAAACGATATGGTTAAAAGAAGTCGATAAATGGGCATTACAAAACGCCCTTAGAGATTTGGATGCTGCCTATAGAAATTTTTTCCGTAGAGTAAAGAACGGCGAGAAGCCGGGCTTCCCAAAGTTTAAGAGCAAACACAATCACCGGCAGAGCTATCGAAGCCAGTGTAGCAACGGGAACATTAAGGTTTTTGATAAATCCGTTCAGCTTCCGAAACTAGGCAAAGTCAAATGCCGTGTCTCAAAGCAAGTAAAAGGTCGGATTCTTTCTGCGACGGTCAGTCAGAATCCTAGCGGAAAATACTTCGTAGCTATTTGTTGCACAGATGTAGAAATGGAGCGGCTGCCAAAGACCGGCGCGACTATCGGGTTGGATATGGGAATCAAGTCATTTGCGGTCACGTCGGATGGTGTTGAGTATCTGAACCACAAGTATCTTGCTCAGTCAGAAAAGAAACTAGCCAAATTACAGCGACAACTCTCCCGAAAAACAAAGGGGAGTAATCGTTGGAACAAAGCTAGGATCAAAGTCGCAAGAGCGCACGAACACGTAGCAAATCAGAGACAGGACACGATGCAAAAGTTGTCCACTCAGATCATCCGAGAAAATGATGTGATTTGTATCGAAGATTTAGCACCTAAAAACATGGTACGGAATCACCATTTAGCGAAATCTATTTCGGATGCAGGATGGGGTGAGTTTCGTAGGCAGTTGCAGTACAAAGCGGATTGGTATGGAAAGAAGGTCGTTGCGATTGACCGCTTTTATCCGTCTAGTCAACTTTGTTCCTGCTGCGGAACGCAGTGGGTAGGAACAAAAGACTTGTCCGTGAGAAACTGGGTTTGTCCTGTCTGCGGCGCACGTCACGATAGAGACGTGAACGCCGCAAGAAATATTTTGAATGAAGGATTGCGCCTGTTGGCGTAACCACATAGTAGGGCTGGACGAGTCCGAACTTAACGCTCGTGGAGATCATATAAGACTTGTTAAGCAAGCAAAGATCAATGAAGCGAGAATCCCCTGCCTTTAGGCATGGAGAGTGTCAATTTTAATTAAGGCTCAAATGTGGAGAGTTACCGAAGTGGTCATAACGGGGCGGTCTTGAAAACCGTTAGGCGGCAACGCCACGTGGGTTCGAATCCCTCACTCTCCGCCATAGAAATAATAAATCATATAAAGGGGAACTGTTTGTTGGAGTCCAAAGTATTCGAAATCATCGAGAAAGAAAAGCGTCGTCAGAAAATCACTTGTGAGCTGATTGCGAGTGAGAATTTTGTGTCTGAAAATGTCATGCGAGCCGTCGGATCATGCTTGACGAACAAGTATTCGGAGGGCTATCCGTCCACGAGAACGTCAGGAAACAAGGGGCGTTACTATGGCGGATGTCAGTACGTTGACGAACTTGAAGAATACTGTTGTGATAAGTGGCGTGAGGCATTTAACACTGACTATCATGTCAATGTGCAACCGCACTCTGGATCTCAGGCCAACATGGCCGCTTATTTTAGCGTGCTAAAACCGGGCGACACGATTCTTGCTATGAGTCTTGATAACGGCGGACATCTCACGCACGGCTCTAGCGTGAATTTCAGTGGCAAGTTGTTTAACACCGTGTTTTACAACGTGGATGCAAATGGTCTTATCGACTACGACGATATTGACCGTAAAATCAAAGAATATCATCCGGCTCTCGTTCTTGCTGGTGCCTCTGCTTATAGTCGCATCATTGATTTCGAGCGTATCTACAATATTATCAAGGCGAACTCGACAGACGAATATAAGCCGTATTTCATGGTTGACATGGCGCATATCGCCGGACTCATTGTCGCTGGCGATCATCTGTCTCCGTTTGGCCTTGCCGATATCATCACAACCACGACGCACAAGACGTTGCGCGGCACGCGCGGTGGCATGATTTTCTGCCGTCCTGAGCTTGCAAAAAAAGTGGACAGTGCTGTATTCCCGTGCTGTCAGGGCGGCGCGCTTCAGCACGTCATTGCTGGTAAGGCTGTCGCCGCCGAAGAGGCGTGTACTGATGAGTACAAAGAATATATTCATCGTGTGGTTCGCAACTGCAAGGCGATGTGTGATGAGTTTATTCGGCTCGGCTATAAGGTTGTGACTGGTGGAACTGATAACCATCTGTTTTTGCTTAATCTGACTGATACCGGCTTGACCGGTAAAGAGGTTCAGGACGAACTTGACCTGCATGGTATTACGCTAAACAAGAATTGCATCCCGAACGAGACGCGTTCCCCGATGCAGACGTCTGGCGTGAGAATCGGAACTGCGGCCATGACCACGAAGGGATACGACGAGGACGATTTCGTGAAAGTGGCACAAGAGATTGACGTGGTCATCAAAGATATGATGCGGAGAAAGGAGATGCAGTCATGAAGGACGAAGAATGGGGTATTGTAATGCCCCAAGAGGACGATTGGGCGTAATGCCATGAAATAAGAGAGTTTGATCCAGCCGGTTATCGGCTGGGTCTTTTGTATTTTCCGAAACGAAAGGTGGTGTGGGCGTGGCGTACAAGGATTTGAAAGCTCCTGCAAAAAGGCCGAAAAGGGCAACGACGGCGAAAAAGAAGGTCGTAAAGAGTGCAAAGCCGGTTGAGATTGAACCGATTGTGGAAAGCGACGATGTATACCGGTGTACTTGCTGCGGCCACAAATACAAGAAGCAAGAGACAAACTTTTCTGCGTCAAAGTCTCCTATTTATAAGGGGAACAACGGGTATCTGTCTATTTGTAGAAACTGTATTGCGGAATTGTATGAGCAATATGTCAAGTTTTATGATGGAGATGAGGATGCTGCGGCGGAACGGATCTGCCAGATAACAGATATGTACTTTGACAAAGACATTTGGGCGATGTCGCGCAAAATCAGCAATCGCTCAGAGGGTAAGCCGCGAAATCGAGTCAGTGTGTATGTGTCTCGCTTGAATTTGCGTGCGGCGAGTGGTGCAACAACATATTCAGACACACTTGTGCGTCAGTGGGAAGCTGACGTCGAGAATGCTGAAACCGTAGAAGAGGTAGAGCAGAACGAAGATATTGAAATCCCTGTTGATACTGTAAAGCGCTTTGGTACTGGCTTTAAAGAGGGTGAGTATCAGGCTTTGCAGGACGAGTATGACAGTTGGGTCACGAAATATGGTGAGCCTGAAGATAAACGTCAAGAGGAGCTTTATGTGACGATCTGCTATATGAAGTTGAACCTGCAAAAAGCAACGCGATCTGACGCCGGTGGTGTTGGTGCTCTTGCAAACTCGTACAAGCAGTTGATTGAGGCTGCGACTACAGAGATTGAAGATCGCAAGCGCAAGGTTGAGGCTGAAATGGAACTGAAACCGCTTGGCGTCTTATATCGAGACATTGAGCAATTTACTCCTGCTGAATTTTATAAGGACAAGAAACTTTATAAAGATTTTGATTACCTCAAAGAGTATGTTGAACGCTTTATGAAGCGTCCGTTGAAGAATCTGCTGACCGGCTCTAAGGAGCTGGATAAGGAGTTCAACTTGTCTGAGACTGAGGGGTGATTTTGTGGCGACAAAGCAAAAACCTCTCGATTATGACAAACTTATGGATGATCGCCAAAAACATTTGCATGAAAATTTCTCGCAGAACAGCTATCTTGGCGACCCAAACCATGTAAAGAAAGTGCTTCTGTGGATGACGTTTTGGCGGCGGAATCCCGGCAGATTTGTTGAATATTATTTTGGAATTACGTTGCATCTCTATCAGCACATTATTTTGATGTTGATGGACTATTATCCGAGCATTTGTATCGTGGCTGCTCGCTCTGCGGCAAAGTCATTTTTGATTGCAGTATGGGCGTGCAAAGAAGCTATTCTGCGTCCTGGCACAAAGGTAGTCGTTGCATCTGGCACAAAGGGACAGGCCAAACTAATCGTTTCTGAAAAAATCAGAAAAGAGATCCTTCCAAATTCCCCATTGCTACAAGAAGAGATAGACGTAATTAAAGACAGCCAGAATGATATTGAAGTCACGTTCAAAAACGGGTCTTCTGTGTCGGTTGTCACAGCGAATGATAATGCTCGCGGCCGTCGTGCTACGGTCAATATTTACGAAGAGTTTCGTGTCATTGATAAAGAGGTCATTGACCGCGTTCTCTCTCCGTTTCTTGTCATTCGTCAAGTCCCGTTTATCCAGAAGCACAGCGATTACGCTTCGCTTGTGGAAGAGCCAAAAGAAATCTATATCAGCTCTGCATGGTATCGAAGTCACTGGATGTGGGGGTTAATCAAACTCTTCACGAAGAGCATGATGACCAATGATGATGCCATTGTAGTTGGCATGGACTACTCGATTGCTTTGAAACACACAATTAAAACGCGAAACTTCTTAATCAGAGAACGGAAGAAGCTAGATACGGTTTCGTGGCAAATCGAGTATGAAAATTCCATGATTGCAGAGAACACGAACGCGTATTTCACATATGAGATGCTGAATAAGAATCGCGTCTTGAAACGACCGTTTTATCCGCGTCGGAATGTGGATGTAGCAAGCAGAGTCAAAAACAAATATATTCTCCCGAAGCAAGAGGGAGAGGTTAGAGTTGTTTCGTGCGATATTGCCCCAGAGGGCGGTAGTGGTAACGACAACTCTATTTTTACGTGCATCAGGCTTTTGCCTGAGAGCAAAGAGTATAAATCGTCTGACGTAAGCGGCGACCATGTTGCTGTCAAGCAAGGGTATCGCCGTCAAGTCGTTTATCTTGAAGCACAGACAGAGTTTGAAACGAGCAAGCAGGCAATCAGAATCAAACAGTTGTTTACGGACTTTGATGCAGATTACTGCGTGCTTGATACCAGAAATGCGGGTATACTTATGCCCCTTCACACGGAAACGTGTGTTGACAAAGCGCGAAAGAAAGCAGGGAAGCTGAGAGGCCAATCCGAGTGGAAGGCTATGGGTAACGCC